GAGTTGAGTGTAGAAGGTGAACTTGAGATGAACGCTACTGACGCCTACGACGCAACCGAGAACAGCACCGACGACGGCGCGCGCCTCACCGAAAACGGTATCGACCTCAGCTCCGCCTCGCTCTCAGTCGAGGACTACGTGGCCGAGGAACACATCGAGAAGCTGGCCGAGACGGACAACCTCGTGGTCCTCCGCGACTCCGCCGGCTACGAACTGTCCGATTGGGCCGACGACCTCGGGATCAGCCGCGGCATCCTCTCCGAGTGGATGCACAACCTCGCCCGCGACCACTACGGGGCTTCCGATACGGGCGGCCCCTGGAGCGCGAGCGACCCGCTCGTCTTGACGGAGTAGCAACGCACACAACCACCTGCGGCACCCCGAGCGGCGGCCCGTGGTTCGACTCCACGGCGGGGCTTCTCCCGGGGCGACCTGGGAGGGAGGCTACTGCACATGGCACCAGACGACGAGCTACAGATAGAACTGGACCCGGACAAACGGCGCACGCTCCGCGCCGCGCTGGACCAAGCCCGCGGCTTCCTGCTCGCGGGCGGGCTGGACAACGACTCACAGCAGGTGGAGGCGTTCCGCCGCTCCCTCAACGAGGGACACGAGGACGACCCGGTGACGGTCCGGGAGATGAACGCGGTCCGCGGCGTGGCGTCGCTGACGGTGTACCGCGAAGTCCTGCTCGACGACGGCGAGGTCGAGGCGGCCGCAGAGGTAGAGGAAACTATCCGGAGCCTCGCCGACCAGCACGACGTTCTCGGTGACGTAGTAGAGACGGGAGGGAGCGCATAATGACGGTAACGTGCCCGTCCTGTGAACACGAGTTCACCCCTGGGTCAACGGATGAGGAACCAGACGGTGACGCCGCGGATCCTGACCCAACCGGAGAATGTGAAGACTGTGGCGTGAACATCTTCCACGGAGAGTGGCACGTCGCCTGCCGCCCGGAGTCGGAACAGGTCCCGGACGAGTGTATGCAGGTAAACGTGATGGGGGAGCCGGCCCCGACGGCGCGGTGGTGCGGCCCCTGCTCGGACCGGGATATTAGCGAGTACCCCGACGAAGGTCCGGTAGCGGGGGCGGCCTGATGACGCCGAACATCAGCGGGAGCGAGCTTGACTACGCGCTCCGGGCGAACATCACGCTCCACACGGACGCCTACGAGTACCGCGGCGGGATGGTCAAGTTCATCGTCCGCGAGGACGCCGATGGCGACTATCGGTGCGTGTCCGCAACCGCGCACCGGGACGCCGACGGCGACAGCCGCATCTCCGGCGGGTTTGACGGCGCGCGGCTCACCCCGACGTGGACGGAGCGGCTTCGGGAGCGCCTGACCGGGTGGGAGTACGAGCCGGTGTCCGAGTCCGAGCAGATACGCCGCGCGTGCGCTGTCGCCGAGGGGGAGATAGACCGGATCCGGGAAGCGGAGGAACGGCACGACGACTGCACGGTTGAGTCCGGGGGTGCGCTCCGTCCGTAGGTGCCCGGCGGAACGGCGTTCATCACCTTCATTGCGGTCCGGCTGCTTCTCTGACGCGGTTTTCCTGTCCGAACGAACTAATACTACGGAGAGTGAACGGTTCGGCCGGGCCGAACCAATGACAGATGGTGAACACACTACCCCGGCGGACCGCCGGGGGCTGGAGACGGAGCGTATCGGCGCGCGAATCGAGGAACTGGAGCGGGAGCAAGAGCGGATCCGGGAGCGGATAAAGAAGCTCCGCGCCCGGAAAGTCCGTGAGACGGGCGTGGAGACGGAGCCGGACGGCGGCCGGGCGGACGCCCCGCGGGACGTACTCCTGGGCCACCTGGACCGTATCACGGACGAGGAGGACCTTGACGGCGTGGACGAGGGGCGGCTACTCGCCGCGGCGACGGACGAGGGCGTGTCTCCGTCCGCCGCCGACGACGCCTTGGACCGGCTGAAGCGGACCGGCGAGGTGTACGTCGTCGGTGGCGAGGTCCGGCAGATATGACGGACGGCCTGGAGCCGGTGGAGGCGGCGGCGCTCCGTCGGATACTCCACCAAGGGGCCGCCGCGGTGAGCGAGGATCCCGCGGCGGTGGACGAGATGAGTCCGGTGGAGAAGGCTGACCTACTTTTAGACCGCATCACGTCGGTCGAGGACACGGTCCGGGAGGTGGCCGAGCGGACGTACCTCCTGACGCTCCTGTCGGATGACGGCCCGAGCAAGCGCGCTCGGAAGGTCAAGGTCGTGGAGCATCTCATCGAGAAGGCCGAGGCCACGCGGAGTGGGAAGTCGCACGTGGACACCGAAACCGCGTCCGCGGTGGCGGAGTGTTCCAAGCGGCAGGCGCGGACCCACCTGGACGAACTGGCGGAGCAAGTCCCGGGGTTCCACCTCAAGACACCGGACGAAGTGGGCGCGGGGAAGCAACTCCGAATCGACCTGGAGACGTTCCGAACGGCCACTCCTCACGCGGAAGCCCTTCCGCCGCGTGAGTCGCCGTGACCACCCCGCCCGGAACACTTTTCCCCATCCCGTTCAGAGTGAAGGTGTAGATTAACACGCTGGGGCGGCTGAAAGCATACTGCGGAGAGTTGTGGGACCGGACCTATTTCCTCCGAAGGCTGTACGTTCGGACGGAAATCGGGGCGGCCCCGCGGCTCTCCAGGCGGCGGAAGCCCTTCCGCGTGAGTCCGGCCGTGAGACGCCCCGCGGAGACGGAAACTCTTTAAGCAAACCGGGGCAAATACGGAGTGTAATGGCCGAATCAAGCACGACGGGACGTGAACACGCTGGGACCTTCGCGGACGACGCCGAAGGGCGGTCATATGTCTCCGCCGTGGAGATTGACGGCGACCGCTTCCCGCCCACCGTGACCCTCCTACTCACGCGGAACGAGATCCCGCCGGGCATCCACGACCTTCTGGACCACTACCAAGCCAGCATCGTTGACGCGGCCGCGGGGGCCGAGGGGCTTCACCTCACGGTCCGCGTCGGAGAGAAGTGGAAGGACGCCGGGACCCGGGAGATCCGGGAACACGGCAACTCGCTGGTCCTTACCCTCCCGCGGGAGGCGCTGGACGCCGCACGGCTTGGACAGCAGGCCGTGGACCTTCACGCCCGCGACGGGGAGGTACACATCAAGAAGCACCAGGGCGGGCCGCGCTTCCCGTCTCGATGACCAACCTCAAACTCCGGGTCAACTGTAATGACTGCGCCCGGTTCACAGAATACCGGCGGAGGGACAGCGACCCCCAGACTGTCGTCCGGTGCGACGAATGCGGCAAGAAGCACTCGGAAGCCTCCATCTACATGGTTGACCTCCACCAGACGTACCGGCGCGACGAAACCGGCGCGCTGGTAGAGGACTTACCGTGACGGAGACAGACGCGCTCATCAGCGCGGCGCGCGATGCGTACGTCGAGGACGACGTACCGCTCCGGAAGTACGAGCGCGCCGTCGAAGGCATCCTCGCTGACGCCCCGCCGGACTGGGTAATCAACCGTCGCGTCCGGGACGCTTTCCTCAGGGGACAGACTGTGATGAGGTAGACCGCTCGAAGCCTTCTTGCCTCCAGCGTCCGAAGCCCCGCGTATGGCCGAGGAAGGACTCAACCCGTGGTGTGACGAGCATTGGACCCGGATCCGGGAGGATCCGCACTACAACGGTATCGCCGCCGCTGTCCGTCTCGTAGACGTGACGCTGGAGACGGACGCCTTCGAGGACGCCGTGCGGACGGACTTCGACGGGAGCGTTCAGGAGGCGATGGCGGACCTATCCCCGCTCTGTTGCTGGCTGGAGGACCACGGCGCTCTGGAGCAGGTCTACGAGGACGTTCGGATGGACGAACCGACCGACGTAGAAATCGACACCGACCACGAAGCCGCGTGAAAGAATCAGGTGGGCCGAACCAGGACCCGCCGAACCGTCAGTTCTCGACCGTCTCCCACACGATGTGGTAGTGGTCGTCGTTGGCGTCTGGCTTTATCTCGACCCGCGTCGGCTGTTCGAGGTGCAGGTCGAGGATCCGGCCAATGCATACGGGCACGTCATCCTCAGGTGCCCGCGTCTCTCCGGACGCCATCGTTACTCCATCTCCCTCCCGGCCGCGAAGCCGTCTTGGAAGCCAAGCCGGTACGCTTGCATCGCCTCCTCGGTCGCCGGAACGTTCTCGACGGGCCGTACCTCCGCGGACTTCTGCATCGCGCCCGCGGCCGCCTGCTCCGGCTCTGCATCTCCCTCCTCGCTCGGCTCCGGATCCCCATCCGGCTCATCTCCCGCCCGCGCGTTCGGGTCCGTCTCCGGGTGCCCAACGCGCTCGTCACCGCGAAGCTCGATGCCGGTCTGCGCCTCCGCGGCGGCGAGCGTGCGGGCCTTCTCTTCCGACACGCCGTACCAGTCCGCTAGGAGCGCGACCCGGTCCTCGTCAACCTCCGCGCCCCCGGCCGCCGTGGCTTCTCCCTCGCCTTCGCCTTCGACGCGCTGGTCCGCGGGGTTATCCCCCCTCTCAACGACCTCGAAGTACTCGTTGAGAGACACGCGCGTAAACGAGGGCGAGCGGCCCGCGGCATCCGCGATGTCCGACACGCTTTCGCCTTCGCCCCATTGCTCCGCGATTGCTTCGGCTACCTCTGCCTGTGCGTCTGTGTCGTAGTCCGTGGAAGTTTGCCGGATGGCATCCCCCCGCCGGATCCTCTGCTGTTGCTCGCTGGACATAGCGATTCACGCCTCCACCCCTGGAGGCAATTATACCTTGCAGGGTATCCTACCTTAGTATATACCCACTAATTTGTTTCAATTTGTTCTTTCACTTATTAGCTGTTCAGGACTCAGCCGTGCAGACCAACGCAGATAGTTTAGAACCGCCGCAAACCACACAGACCCGCGCAACCCGAAATTCTAAGCGTCCAGCGGTCATTCAGCCGACTATGGAGACGCGACAAGAAGGCGGCAAGACCTACGCGGACGTGGCCGACCTCGAACTGTGGGACGACAACCCGCGGGAAGTCAACGACGCTGACCTGGAGCGGCTCCGGAAGCATCTGGAGGCGCACGGTCAGTTCAAGCCGCTCATCGTCACCGGCGACGGGACCGTCATCGGCGGCAACCAGCGCCTCAAGACGATGCGTGAGATGGGCCGGGAGGAAGCCTACGTGTCTGTCGTGGACCCGGAGGACGAGGACGAGATGATGGAGATAGCGATGGCGGACAACGACCGCGCCGGGTCCTACGACGAGGAGCGCGTGGCGGAACTGATGGACAAGTACGACATCGACGTGTCCCGGTTCAAGGTGGACTTCTACGCGCCCCAGGACCTCGCCCAGAACCTCGCAACGAAGATGGACCCGGAGGAACTGCTGGAGTCCGGCGGCGACGCCGACAGCGAGAACGCGGACGCCGACGCGGAGGACACCGACGCGGACGCCGACAGCGGATCCGCGGACGCCGCCGACAGCGAGGACGACACCACACCGCGGTCGATGGAACACCTCGGGGAGACGACCGCCACCGCGATGGTCCAACTGTTCATGACCGAGGACGCCAAGCAAACGTTCCAAGAGCGCGTCACGACCCTCAAGCGGGAGTACGACCTGGACACCACGAGCGACGCCGTGGAGGAAGCGGTCCGCCGGGAGTCGGAGCGCGCAGAGATGGACGAGGGCGAGGCGGAACTGCTGGAGGCTGGCGACTAATGGAGCGGGCTGAACGCGACGACGGACTGACTGAGATCCGGCTGGAGGAATCGGACTGCATGGCCGACGAGGACGTGGAGGCGATGGCCGGGGAGAAACTGACGGACGACGACTGGGACACGCTCATCTCCGGAGAGACGACCGGCTCCGCCATCGTGTACAAGCCGAACGGCGACATACTGGCGGTCTACCTCCACGACTACATCGAACAGGAGAAGTGTATCGAGGCGTACAAGGCGCTCCGCCCCGCGGCGTTCACCGGCTCCGTCAACCGCGGCATGGCGACCGGGAAGGGGAGCCGCGAGAAGCGGGTCAAGGAGGATGGGTCGGTCAGTAAGACGACGCAGGTGAAGCCGGAGATGGAACCGAACACCGGCATCGCCGGCTACTACGACCGCTACCCGCGGATCCCGTACTGCCGACAGACCGCCTACAACGTGAACAACCCGAAGAAATTCGCCCGCGCAATCCCGTTCTTCCAGCGGGCCGGGGACGCCTTCGCGGAGTACGTCCCGGAGCGGTACGAGCGACAGAACGCCGTCGCCAAGGAGACGGTGGACGACTGGGTTATCTCCGGGACGCCCTTCACCACCGTCACCGTCAACCTGAACTGGCAGACCGCGCTTCACACCGACTCCGGCGACTACGAGGAAGGCTTCGGCGTCATGCCGGTCATCGACGCAGGCGACTACGAGGGGGCGTACTTCATCGAGCCGAAGTTCGGGATGGCGTACGACGCCCGGGCCGGCGACGTTCTCCTGAACGACGTACACGAGTGGCACGGCAACGGCCCGTTCCACTCCAGCGACGGCTATTACGAGCGCCTGAGCGTCGTCCTGTACTACCGCGAGGAGATGGCCGAGTGCGGGACGCCCGAAGAAGAACTGAAGCGCGCCAAGGAGATCCGCGACTACGCGGACGACCCGGACGAACTGGGCGCGGCGGAAGAACAGCCAAGCCAGCGGGACTACTCCGCGGGCGGGGACTGACCCGGAGGCGCTGGGGATGGAGATAGACTACGACCCGGACCTGTTCAAGGACTTCTGCGAGTGGAGCCGCTGGCACCTCTGGTCATGGGACGTGGACCCGATATACCCGTGGTTCAAGCGGGTGTTCGAGCTTCAGGACCTCGGTGAGCAAGCGCGGCTCTGGAGGCTCTACCTGTACACCACGTTCTACCACGTCGGGAGCGCGATGACGCTGTGGCAGGACTACCCGGAGCCGACCGTCCCGCCAAAGTCAGAGCTTGCACTACCGACAGGGACCGAGCGCAGGTGCTTCCGCGGCCAGCCGTCCCCGGCGCTCAAGAACGTCAAGCAGACCGTCGAGACGGGCCTGCTGGAGCCGTCGCTGTGGAACACGCTGGAGGGAGAGAAGGGGTGGGACGAAGCCCGGGACCAGTACGAAAGCGTCCCGTGGAACGGCCCGTGGGCATCCTACAAGTGGGCGGATCTGCTCGCCCACGTCATGGACTACCCCATCACCGCCTCCGACATCGGCGTCGGCGGGAAGTCCAAGACCGCCGGCCCCATCCCCGGGATGGTCAAGATAACCGGGGAGGACTGGAAGCGGTGCGCCAACGACGTGAGCCTCCAGAAACAGATGCTCGCGGACTGCCGACACGAGGGCGTGCAGTTCTCCGGGCTGGACCAGATGGAGACGTGCCTGTGCGACTTCAACTCCGCCGTCAAGGGCCACTACTACGTCGGCCACGACATAGACCTGTACGGGAACCAACTGGACTTCGCGCCGCCCGTCTGGTGGGAAGCCCGCGCCGACGTATTCCCCCACATCTTTCTCGGGGAGGCGCACGGCTGGAGCGGCGTCCGCTCCGACCTTCAGCGCCTCTACGCCGACGACGGCCTGATACGCTGGTGGGAACACCAAGAGAACGTCCCCACGCTCCCGGACGACGCGCCCACTCCCGGCGGGGTGAACGTATGACTGAAACGGTCCTGACCTGCCCGCTCTGCCCGTACATCAACTTCAGCTTCGACGGACACATGGAACACGTAAACCAGACCCACGGCGACGAACTGGACCGGCTGACAGAAATCGAATACACCGCCATCGAGGTGGCTGAATGACGGACGCAGACCTGGGCATCATCGGCGGCGGCTTCTGGGGGATGACCGCCGCCCAGATGGCCGTGGAGCGCGGCTACGACGTGACCATCTGGGACGCGGACCACGACCTCGGCGCGTCGCAGGTCGCCGCCGGCATCATCCAACTGTGGTGGTACGAGAGCGTCACCACCTCCAAGATGCTCCCGGACTGGTGGGACGAGTCCTACCCCGAATGGGCCGTGGACTGGCTTGACGGGCGCGTGAACCTCCTTGATACCGGCGAGCTATACACGTCCTTCCAGGGCAAGGACGGCGAGTTTCGGGACGACTGCTACCTCATCGAGGAATGCAGTCAACTCCTCACCCTCCAGCCTGTCACCGAGAAGGAAGTCGGCCGCATCTCCCCCACACCACAGGAGGATGGACCGGACTGGGCCGTCCACTTCACCGGGGACCGCGAACCGCCCGCGACATGCGACAACCTGCTCGTCGCCGCCGGAGCCTGGACCGACGACCTACTCCGCGCCTCCGACCTTCCCACGGTCGGCGTCGAACCGCTCCGCGGCCGCGCCCTGCTCGTAGAACCGCACGACTACGACGAGGACCCGCCGCGCGCCTACGACGAGACCAAGGACGCGCTCCCCGAGTCTATCCCGGACAGCACGCCCCACACCATCTACCCGCGGCCGTACTCCCACCTCACGCTCCGGCCGTACCGGGATAAGTACCGCTTCGGGGACACCACCGAACAGGACCTCGGCGGGAACGAAGCTGAACTGAACCGCGCGATGAAGAAGGCCGGGGAAATCGTCGGAGACTACGACCTCGCAGAAGTGCAGGACGGCGTTCGTCCCGTATGCGATACCATCACGGTCGAACAGATCCGCTCTGACCTTCCCTCCGGCGTCGTCGCTACGGGCGGCCACCGCGTCGGCCTGCTACTGGCCCCGATATGCGCCAGACGTGCCCTGCGGCTCCTGAACCTCTGGTGAATCCAGCCCCGCGTTTCCCCCACGCTCTTACTCCCCCGCCCCGTACTCCCCCACGGGATGACAGAAGAACACCCACAAGCCGACACCAACCTACCGCTCCGCTTCAAGCTCGTCCGGACCACCGATGAGAGCGGCGTCAGCGGTACAGGCACCGTCGCAGTAGGCGTCCGCTGGCCGGACGGAGCCGTTGACCTCCAATGGCTCAACCACGAGAACGACAGCGTACAGACCGGGCGCAACGGCTTTGCATCCTATCACTCCGAGGACGGCGTCGAAGACGCGCTGGAAGTCCACGGCCACGGCGGCGCTACCACCATCGAGTGGGTCGATACCGTCCCCGGAATGGAGGACCTGCGCGCTCTTGCGGAGGAACACGTATGACCGACGACGGACCCGGTGACGCCCCGGACCAGCCGGACCCTGGGACCGATACTGACGGCCCGCTCCTGTACGTTATCGGCGTCGGCGGGGAACCTGCGACCGGCAAGTCCACCCTGATGAAACACGTTCTCCGGTGGGCCGGCGCGTTCGAGGTGTTCAACTGGGGACTCCTTGCAGGCCAACTCTACCACGACGAGAAGCTCGCCGTCCTCGGCCGCTACGGCGAAGACGAGCGCGAAGGCACAGACACCCTGAGCATGGCCGTCACCGACGACGTGGAGGACTTCCTTAACCACGCCGCCCGGAACCCGTTTGACCGCCCGTTCAACACCGTCCTGTACGAGGGTGATAGGCTGTGGTCCGACCGTTTCGTCAACCACGTCCAGACCCTCCCCAACACGCGCTTCCGGGGCTACGTCCTCGACGCTCCCGAGGAGGACCTGAACAAGCGGCATGACGCGCGCGGCGATGACCAGGATGAAACGTGGCTGAAGGGCCGCCGGACGAAGTATGAGGGCTGGATGGACCGGGACTTCATCCACGTCCTGCACAACGAGGACCCGGACGACTTGGACGCAAACGCCGCCACGATTGCACGGAACGCCGGACTCATCTCCTGACCGCTGTATCTCCTCGCTGTCCCAAGGTTCAAGTCGAGCGGGATGGTACTGAGATACACCGCAATCGGACGCAATCGCCCCCCACGCACGCGCGGAACCGCGGGACGGCACCGGGGCGCTGGGGGCCACCGGGAGCGGGGTGAACCAGTTATGGGATACAAGGACATAGAAATCGACCCGGCGAAGGACCCGGAGGACTACACCTACCACGAACGCCGGAGTGAGCTACTCCAATTCGCCATCGAGGCGGGCCACCCGGATATGCTCTCACGGCAGAAGTTCGCGGAGCGGTACGACGTTGCCCCATCGACAATCACCCGGGACATACAGGCGCTCCGGGACGACATTCACGAGGACCTATCCGAGGACGCGGAGCTAATCAGCAGTATCATCTACCGGAAGGCTATCCGGGAGAAGGCGGACCGCGGGGAGTACATGGAAGCCGTGGAGATCCTCGAATCGTGGAACGAGTGGCTGTTCGACACCGGCCAGCAGGAACGCGCGCCGGACCGGATGGAGATGGACCTGGACGCCTCCATCGAGAAGGACGAGCGGAAGGCGCTCGTCGGCGTGGACCTGACGCAGTTCGAGGGCGTCGACCCGGACCAGATGGTCGGCCTGGAACTGGAGGACCCGGACGCGGCGGACGGGGACGCCGACGACGTGGAGATCCCGCTGGAGGACACCGATGAGTGACGACCAGCCGCCGGGCGACTTCGACTACGGCGAACAACGGGCGGACGGCCAGTATGAGAACTACCCGACCGTAGACGAGGGCGGGTTTGAGCAGGAGCCGCGGGAGACGTACATCCACGAGGAGTGCGGGACGCGGACCACGATGACCGGCGACCTTCCGGAGTCCGTCGCCCGCGACCCGTCGTACTACGGAAAGACGTACTGCGCTGGCTGTCAGAAACACGTCCCGGTCAGCGAGGTCAACTGGGAGGACGGCGAGGACTGGGTGGTCAACAGTGAGTAACACCGGCACCGGATCCGTCACCTATCCGGAGTGCGCCCAGGAGGTAACGGATGAGTGACGGCCACTACGACGAGTCCGACGCGGGCGTGGAGTGGGGGACGCCACCCGAGTACGTCCGGCCGCTGGCGGACGCCGTCGGGGGCTTTGACTTGGATCCGGCGGCGGGCGCGGAGCCGGAGCCATACGCCGAGGACCGCTACACCAAGGCGGACGACGGGCTGGCGCTGGCGTGGTACGGCGACGTGTGGCTGAACCCTCCCTACGGCCGGACCGAGAACCCGCGCTGGGCGCGCAAGGCGTTCAACGAGTACGACAGCGGCCGGGCGGACACCCTTACCGCGCTCATCCCGGTATCAGCGGACACGGGCTGGTTTCAGGACTACTACGCGAAGGCGGACTACCTGACGCTCATCCGCGGCCGCGTCTCGTTCATCGGCGGGGAGAACAACGCCACGTTCCCGTCTGGAATCGCCTCGTATGGCGACTTCCCCCCGGCGTACTTCGACGCGCTGGACGAAATGGGAACCGTCCTGACGGGGGCAGACCTGTGATGGCCGCCTCCGCTCCGGTGCCCTGCGACTGCTACAAGTGCGCCGCCCCAGAGTACGAGTGGACGAAGGAGTACGGCCGCGTCCTGATGAACGATATGGAGTACCACACGCTCCTCGCCCCCTGTCCGGACTGCGGCCGGCCGCGGACGGAGTACCGGGACCTGGGGACAAAGGGCCGCTACGTCTGCTGGTGGTGCCGGAGGCGCGCCGCGGATGGGGAGGTGGAGACATGAACGTCCGGGGCGACGTTCACGACTTCCTCCTGCCGACTGAACACCAGCGGTACGACCGGGCGGAGACGGCGGTGAAGCTCCGGCAGGGTATCGACGCGCTTCCGGAGACGGCGGCGACGTTCAAGCCGAAGGACTTCATGGACGCCCGCCGGGCACGGACCGTCTCGGAGGGCATGATAACCCTGATGGGATCCTGGAAAATCCCGCCGGTCTACTCCGCCGGGAGCGGCGGCGCGCGCTACGTCAACCCGCACTACCCGGGCCGCGAAGTGTACTCTGACGTGTACGCTGAGTGTAAGTGCGGGGCGCTGATGGTCCGGGAGGAACTGGTCGGCGGGACGCCTGTCTCGCAGGGAGAACACCAGCACGCGGAGGACTGCCGGAAGCAATGGCGCTACCGGGCGAAGGCCCGCCTTCTGGAGAAGCGCCGCTCGGTGATGCTCCGGTGTTACTGGCACGGCCTGAGCGGCGCGAAGATGGCCGAGCGGCTGGGGTTCAAAGCGCCGGACTCCGTGGGCCGGATCTCGTCCTCGCTCGGTGTGTCCGCCGAGGAGCGCCGGCAAGCGGGGCAGAACGTGATGGCCGAGACGATGGCCCGCCTGCTCCAGTACCACCCGCCGTCTACGGTGGGCGAGGTCTACGGCCTGTCGGGGCAGGCTGTCCGCGCCAACGTCGCCCGCCGGACGGACACCACCCCGGCGGAGCTATACGAACAGCGCCGGGCGGCGGAGTAGTTCGCTCCCCACGAAATACTCCCCCGGGTCTGAGCGAAAACCCCTGGGGAGTATCCCGCGCGGCGTACAAGACTCCGGCCCCGGTACTTCTTTCCCGCTCCTGCCCGTGAGGACGTGTATGGACCTCGGATACCAAGAGGACATTGACACCAAGTGCGCTGGGTGCGGCGGGGATGCCTGGGGATGGGCGTTCGCGTCGGACGGCCGCCGGGTCTACGTCTGCCCGGACTGCGCGGAGCCGCTGACCCGCTACACGGACCCGGCGGAAATCGGCGTCGCGCCTCACCCGCGGGCGCAGTTCTGCAAGGCGTGTAACCGGCTGACGTTCGGGTCCGACCTGTCCGCCCAGAAGCGGTGTCCGGACTGCCGCGGCGCGGCGCGGTCCCGCGCCCAAGCGGAGAACCAGCCCGCTCCCGAGGACGTTCCGCCGGAGGTAGCCGCGGCGGCGGCGGACGCCCAGGGAGCGGTAGAGTGGGACGACGAGAGCGGGGATGAGTAGCGCCGACCTGCCGGAGGATCCGCCGCCGGACGCCTCGGCTGGCGGGACGACGCTCTGGGGGTTCAAGCCGCTGGAGTGGCAGGAGGGGTTCATCCACTCGCAGGCGGAGGAAGTCCTGGGGTCGGGCGCGTTCGGCGCGGGGAAGACCCGCGCCTTGGACGAGAAGGTCTACCTGATGCTGTCCCTCTATCCGGGGAACGTCGGGCTACTCGCCCGAAAGACGTTCTCGTCCATCCGGAACACGACGCTCAAGACCCTGCTGACGGAGGTTATCCCGGAGTCTCACATCGTCGGTCACAACCAGAGCCAACACCGGATCCTCGTCCAGAGTCCGTTCTACCCGACCGTGTACTGCCGGGACTGCGGCTGGACCTCGACCAAGATGTTCCCGGTCAAGAAGCGGCAGAAGCTCCGGGAGTCTGAGAACTGGGGCTGTCCGGAGTGTAAGAGCCGCGGGGCCGTGGCGTTCACACCGGCGTCGGAACTGTACTACGAGGGGCTGAACACCGGCTCCCGCCCGGGCGAGATGCCGGAGAAGATAGCCGGGATGAACCTCGGGTTCGTGGGGGTGGACGAGGGCATCGAGATAACGGAGAAGGACTGGGAGATGCTTCAGGGCCGCCTCCGCCTCTCGGACCTGGGGAACCCGTGGGTCCCGGAGCTTCCCGTCCGGCAAATCTTCTCGGCCACGAACCCCGCCGGACCGACGCATTGGATGTACAAGCGGTTCTACGAGCAGGGCGTTGGCGAGGTGTACGAGGGGACAGCGGAGGACAACATCCATAACCCGGACGACTACATGGAGCGTCTGGAGTCGCAGTTTTCCGGGACGGACGCGGACCGCTACATCGGCGGCGAGTGGCGCGGCTATCAGGGCCTCGTCTACTCCGACTTCAGCGACAACCTGCACGTTCTGGACCCGCTGGACGTTCCGGATCTTCTCCCCGGAGACTGGACGCTCCCGGACAGCGCCGAGGCAGATATGCGGGAGATGGAGGCGGCGCGTTCCACGCCGGTCGGGGACCCGAACACCCGGGGGGAGTACGTCCCGGCCCGGCTCTACCCGCCGGACGGAACACCCGTCGTGATGAGCGTGGACTGGGGATACCGTCCGGACCCGCTGGTGATCCAATGGTGGGCCAAGACGGAGACGCACGGCCACGTCCTGTACCGCGAGTGGATGAAAACCCGGACCCTCCCGGACGACGCTGTCCGGGAAGCGGTCGGCCTGATGAGCGAGCAGGAACTACGGAACGTGCAGGCGGTCTACGCGGACCACGACACCGGCGACCGGGCGGACTGGCTGGAGGGAGCGCGGGACGCCGTAGCCGAGGAGTACGCCGGCCACTCGGACCCGCCGAACTGGCGACGGCTCCGGACGACGAAGGCGCGGAAGGACGTGAGCGCCGGTATCAAAACGGTGACGCGGCTACTCCGCCCGGACGAACACGACCGCGCCGGACTGTACTTCATCCGCGGCGCTCGCGCTCACCAGATAGACTCCCGGCTCTCAAACCGGGACCGCCCCGGCTCCACGCTCTCGGAGATGCGGGGCTACGCTTGGAAAGACGACGAGAGCGAGGAGCCGCAGGACCACGATAATCACGGGATGGACGCTATGCGGTATATGGCCCATTCGGACCGGCGCGGTTCCAGCACGGACACCGGGCCGGCTGTCTTCACGTCGTAGCGGCTCCACGCGAACGGTTAAGACGCTGGAACCAGAACGCTGTCGTATGTCCGACCTGACGAACTACAGCGAAACGGAGATCCGGGACTGGATAAGTCAGGGGGTCGCCCCCGACACGCCCCCCGACCCGCTCTACGTCGGCCTTCACACGGCAGATCCCGGGGAGTCGCCTGACGGGAGTACCGAGGTCAGCGCCGCGGACTACTCCCGCGTCAGCGTCGCCGCCGGGTCCGGGTGGGATACCCCGAATGAGAACGACTTTCAGAACGCGGCCGACGTAGACTTCGGGGAGGCGACGAACGACTGGGGGACCGTCACCCACGTCGCGCTCTGGGACGACACGCAGGGAGCGACCGGAGAGACGGCACTCGCGGCATACGCCGTAGACACGCAGAAGGCTATCAACTCCGGCGACAAGGCCGTGTTCTCCGCGGGCGACCTGAGTTTCGCGCTGGACTGACCGGGGGAAAAAGCCTAATGCGTTACCTGTCAAATACACGGTTGGATACCCGGCACCGCCGGTATCCGTGACCCACAATGGACCGGAAACTCATCCTCTCGATGCTGGTCGTAGCGTTCGTGCTAACCGTACTGCTCGCCGTGGATCCTGCGATGGCGGCTGACACCGGAGCCGGCGCACTCGACGCTGGCTCCGGGTGTGAACCCCTCGGGGACAAAGGCGAACTCTGCTGGTAGAGACGGCTAAATGCCCGTCTCTTACGACGTTCTGGACTCGTACGAGGACTCTGACTTTTCCGAGTATTCAACACCGAGTGATCTGGAGCGCGCGACGGTTCACAACGTTGATGGGAGCTACGCGGCGAAGATTGCCTCCACTGCCGAGTCGAACTATCACCAGTCGTACTCCGGTCTGGACGCCTACCCGTCGCCGGGCGACACCATCAAGATAGTCGCTACTGCTCAGTACGACGATAATAGCTTCGTCGTGACGTTTAGCTCGCCGGGCGTTATTTTCGGCGGCGAGGGGAACCCAGACGACGGCTACTCCGTCACGGTTCATCCCCACGACGGCTCGAACAAGATCAACGAGGCCCGCATATACCGCCATGACGCCGGCTCTCGGACGCTCCTAGACAGCGTCACCCTCTCGGCGGACATCCGCGGAAACCCGGCCCGGATCTCCGTGACGTGGGACTCGTCCGGGAACATCGACGCGACGGTTTACGACCACGATACCGGCGACCAGATTGGGACTCTCAGCGCCAGCGACTCGGATACACCGTGGACCGGGAGCGGTATTGGCCTCTATTCGGGATCTGTCGGCGATGTAGGCTACTGGGATGCGCTCGGCGGCGACTTCCTCGGGTCGGCCGCCGTCTCCCTCACCGCTACGGGGAGCGGCGTCGGGAGCGGGTCCGCCGCTCTCACACGCGCCAGCCTGCTGACGGCCGCGGGGAGCGGGAGAGCGGATGGGACAGCGGATGCGCTCCGCCAGCGGTCCGTCACGGGGAGCGGCGCGGGGAACGGCGCAGGTGGCGCGCAGGCCACCCTCACGCGCGGGCTGGCCGGGTCCGGGAGCGGCGCGGGCGCTGGAGCGGCGGCTATCCTCCGTCCGCGCTTCACGAGCGCGAGCGGAGTCGGGACGGGCGCGGGGGCGGCAACTGCCTCCGCAGTTCGCACCCTCACAGCGGCCGGCGCTGGCTCCGGGTCGGGAACGGCGCTCGTAACGCTGGCCCGCCTCCTCGCCGGGAGCGGCACGGCGGCCGGCGACGGGACGGCCGTCGTGACCCGCCCACGCTTTGTCACCGCCGCTGGCTCCGGCGCGGGAAGTGGGACGGCGGCGCTACTCCGGCCGCGGGCACTCGACGCGGGGGGTGACGGGATAGGAACTGGCGCGGCGGACGTGACCAGAGTCCGCCCGCTCGCCGGGAGTGGGGCCGGCACAGGCGTCGGCTCCGCGGCCGTCGTAGTTGCCCGCCCCCTTACGGCGGCCGGGGCCGGGACGGCGACTGGCGACGCTGTCATACTGTTCACCCGCGGCCTGAGCGCCGCGGGGAGCGGCGTCGGGAGCGGGGCGGCTCAACCCCGCCGGGAGCGCGCCTTGTCCGGCGGCGGCGTTGCGGCGGGTGACGGCGCGGCGGGGCTATTCCGCAGTCGGACGCTCTTGGGCGCGGGGATCTCGGCCGCGGCCGGGGCGGCGGCGCTGGACCGCTATCGCCCGCTGACCGCTACGGGGAGCGGCGCGGCGGTCGGGACGGCGACGCCCGTCCGTTCGCGCCCCTTCGACGCCACCGGGACGGCTACCGGATCCGGCGCGGCCAGGGTATCCCGGACTGCCGGCTTGAACGCGGCTGGCGTTGGGGAGGGGAGCGGGTCCGCGCCGCTCGCCTACAGCATCGCCCGAGTCCTCGTGGCCGACCCGGCGGTCAGCCGCGGCGTCTCGGCGGCGGCAACGCCGGCCCGGACGCTGGCGGTAGCGCGGTCGAACCTCCCCCGGGCGCTCGTCTCTGCCCCGTTCACCGTACGAACGCTTACGTGGGACGGCTCCGTTGAGCGGACCATGAACGAGGAGGATTCGGCGTGACGCACTCCATTGAGCCGTTCCGTGATTACGTCGCTGGGGAGAACGTAACGTGGGAGTTTACCATCGAGCAGGCGGACGGGACGGCGAAGCCGCTTGACAACTCGACGGTGGAGTGGTACCTGCTCCCGCGCCGCGGCGCGGACGGGAGCCGGGCGACGCTTTCGGACAGTTCCACGGGGGTAGATGTGACGGTCGTAGACGCGGCGGCGGGCCGCGTCAACGTTCATATCGCTCAGGACGTTACCTCGGACCTCGGCGGGGAGACGCTGTGGCAACGGCTGGTCGTCGACGACGACGGGAGTGATGAAAAGCAGATCTGGTCTGGGGAGTTTCCGGTCCAAGAGCCGTAACCCCCGCTGAGGCTCCCTGCGAGGGGGAACACCTTTACTCTGCCAGCAAGATATTGCGGACAACAGATGTCCGGTTTCGAGCGCCTCCGCGATTTCATCACCACGGGCGACGGCTCCGACCAGGAATACGTTGAGGGGCACTCGCCCCAAGAGTCCCGCCCAGGCGGCGGGGAGGTGGTCAATAAGGGGACGGTTTCGAAGCAGGAACCGGACCGTAAAACATCTCTCCCGCCGAAGCTCGCCCGGAGCGTCCGTAACCGCGAGGGAGCGATGAAGCCTTACGACGCCGGCTGGCTGAAGGAACTGTCGGAGAACTGGGTCGTGCAGGCGTACATCGACACGATGGCGCAGGACGCGGCGACCGCGCCGTGGTCGCTCAAACCGCGGGATGAGCGGACGGAGGTAGACGCGGACGCTATCGCAGATGCGGAGCGGAAGCTGGAACAGCTAAACCCCGAGAAGTCGTTCCGCGACCTTCGGGAAATGGCGGCGAAGAACACGCTCAAGCTCGGTGACGGGGCGTGGGTGAAGCACTACTACCCAGACGGCGGACTGGCGGAAGCGGTCCCCGTGGACTCCTCGCGGCTCTACAAGATTGTGGACGACCACGGGATGACGGAGCAGTACATCGAGGTTTCCTTCTCGGAACGCGCTGTCAGCCAGCGGTACGACCTTGAAGAAATCGTCTGGTTCGAGTGGTCCAGCCGCGAGGACCACGTGTACGGGATGGGCGCGGTCGAGAAGGGGTCGGACGTTATCGAGGTACTGGAGGAACTGGGGGAGAAGGAGAAGAAGGACCTGAAAGAGGGGATGCCGCCGGGTATCGTCTCCGTCAAGGAGGATGAAGATACGCCGATGGCGGTGGACTCCTACGAGAAGGTCAAGAGCAACTGGAAACTCAAGGAGGGGGAGCGTCACCGCGCCATCGTCTCGATGGGCGACTGGCAGTTCACGCCGCTGGATCCGGGGTATCAGGAGCTACAGTTCATGGAGCGGAACAAGCTCTGGATTCAGTCCCTCGGCGCGGTGTTCAAGGTGAACGCCCCCTACGCCGGGTTCGACTTCCAAGAGGGTAACAAGGCGCAGAACACGGCGCAGACGGAGGCGTACAAACAGCGCGGCTTCCACGTCCTGCTCCGGCAGATGGAGGAAGCGATAAACCGTCAACTGGTGTGGCCGGACATCAGCGAGGACCTGAAATTCGAGTTCGAGACGGTCACATCGACCGAGGAGAAACAGAGCGAGGCCCAGTACCAGGACCAGCTTGCGGCCGCCGCGGAGTCGTGGGACAACCTCGGCCGCGACGTGGCGCTCCACGACGGCCGGCTGGAGATAGAGGACGGCCCGGTCGAAGCGCCGGACGACCAAGGACCCGCGGGCGAGGGCGGCAACCCGTTCGGTCTATCCGGCGGCGCGGAAGCGGAGGCGTTCAGCCTGGAGAAGGACGACCCGCTGGCGGACGGCCACCAGCGGATCCCCGATGGCGACCTGTACTGCAACGACGAGGGAGCGCGGTTCGGGAAACAAGAGCTTGCCGAGGACGCGGGCTGTCCGCGGTGCGGGGACTCTATCGTCCCGGCAGATAAGGACGGCGGGGACGGCGAGCGGACGGCGCTCACGAAGCAGGAGGTGGCGAAGCTGGACGAGACGCTTCTGGAGGCACACCGGACTCAGATCCAGCCGGAGTCGCTGGACGATATAGAGAAGCGCGTCTGGACCGAGAGCGACGCCGTCCCGGAATACGTCCGGGAGCGTATCGGAGACGCCATCGACGGCGGCGCGGTGTTCGAGAATATCGAGTCTGTCCCGGACCGGACCGTGGAGCGGCTCAAGGAGATTCTGTCGGACGCGCTTACTCAGCCCCAGGGCTGGTCGATGGACTCCGTGGTGGACCGGATGAAGGGCGAGTGGCCCGGCGTCCCGGAGGACAAGCTGGAGACGGTCGCCCGGACGGAAACCGCGTCTGTCCTGAACGAAGCCCGGGAGGAAGGCTACGAAGACCTTCCCGGGGACGACGACCCGGTGTTCTACTGGGAGGGACCGGACGACACGCGGACGACGGAGGCGTGCGAGGAACTGAAAGCCCGGACGAACCCGGACTTCGGCGGGGATCCGGTGGAGATGGAGCGGCTTGTCGCCTACGAGCGGGACGTGACGGAGGAATACTTCGAGAATCTGGACTTCCGCCGCCACGCCGTCCACCCGAACGAGCGCCATACCTTCGTCCGGGCGGCTTCCTCGGGGGTGGACTGGGACTGATGGCGGGTCCTGACGGCGCTTCCGAGGACGGGACGGAGCGAGACGGGTTCCTGTCTTACGCCGCGGAGTGGCACGCGCTCGCTCACGGGGTGTTCAACGGGATGCGCTCGTGGAAGGCCCGTCCGGGGGCACTCCCGGACAACGAGGACGTGCAGAAGGAACCGCACTACTACAAGGGCGGCTACGTCATCGGGACGCTCGTCCAGGCGGCTGTCGTTATCGGGACGGGGAACGTCCTGTCCGGAGGACTACTATGACAGACCACGACCACACTCACATCGAGAAGCAGGAGGACTACGACCGGATCTTCAAGCAGATGGCGAAGGACGGCGCGCGGACGGACCGACAGCGAGAGGTGGAGTCGGCGTTCGGCCAGGCGCTCCCCTCGGTCCTGCGGGAACTGGCGGACAACACGGAGTCCAAGAGTCAGATGCTCCGGCGGATCAACGACACGCTGGACGCCAACGGCATCGAGGAGAAGGTCAGCCGCGGGACGCTCTACAACTGGCTGGAGGACGTGGCTGCGGACCCGGACTGAACGATAGACCGCTTTCGTGACGGTTTCTGAAGTCCTTTCATACCCGAATTAGCTTCAAGCAAACGTTTATTACCCATCCCCTGCAAGCTGTAAGTGTAGAAGGTGAACTTGAGATGAGTGCAAGCATCCGGCGGTACGAGTTTGAGGCGGAGGACAGCGAGGACGAAGACGAGACCGAACTGGTGTTCCGCGTCGTGGACTCCTACGAGAACGACTACGACGACAAGAAGGCGGCCGTGGAAACGCCCGCGCCGTGGGACGTTCCGGACGGCGCGACGCCGCCGAACGACCTGGTGAAGTCGCTGGAGTGGGTCGACCACCACTACACGTTCGATAAGGACCGCAGGGCGTGGACGCTGGACATCTCCGGCCTGAAGCCGCTCGCGGAGAAGGCGGAGGATGCGGGCTACGAGTGGAAGGGAGTCGCGGACCGCCGCCACCGGCTGGAGAACGGCGGCGATGAGGGGGATGAGGGCGACGACGAACTGGAGGCGCTGTGCGGCGCGGCGTCGGAGGGCGACACCGTCCGGGTCCAGTACGAAAAGAAGAACGGGAACGGGCTGAACACGTACGAGGGCGAGGTTGAGAGCGCGCAGGTGGCCGGGGAGCGGACGGGCCGCGGCGTCCGCGCGCAGACCACCGGCATCGTGTTCTGGGACAGCGACGGCAAGACGAAGCGCGTCAAGGCGGACGATAACGGGACGCCCGCGCTGTTCTCCAGCGGCTACTACCCGTTCATGGGAGAACTGGTCGAAGTTGAACTGGAGCGGTAGGCCCACCGGCGTTCCCGAACCTTCTTTTCCCCACCCCTCTTGGTCCGAAGTGCCCGGTGTCCCCAGCCATCGGGCGTTCGGCCCGCTGACCTCTGGTGTCGTCAGCCGGGGGCGCTGGCTTTTCTCCGGCGCTCCCGTCAGGTCCCGCGGCGTCAACTGTCACCGCTGTCAACGGCGTCAGTCTTGTTTCTGAGCGGGGGTATCCCACACTACATCTAAGTCCCCGTAGCCCATCGGACCGTGTGTGACGGAGAACGGCGACGTGCAGAAGCCGGTAGGCCCCTTCGATGACTTCGAGGCGTGCGTCCGTCACTTCGAGGACGACCCCGACGTAGAAGATCCGGATGCGATGTGTGGCTGGATGGAGTCGAACAAGGACCTCGCGCAGGAGTACGACCCTGAAGATGGTGGTATCCTGAGCTTCGTGGAGTCCCTCAAGGACCCTGATGCGGAGAAGGTCCTGACGAACCTGTCCGTCACCTACGTTTCCGGCGTCGAGAACCCCGCAATCGACTCCCAATGGGTGTACGCCAAAGACGCGGACACCGAACACGCGGGCGCGGACTGGGGCGTCACCTCCCCCATCGTCCTGCACACTTCCAAGACCGTCGCCGTTGACGGCGGCGGCCGCGCGCCGGTCTGGAGTAAGGCCGACGGCGAGGAGGACGAGCAGGACGAGGAGGAACAGAAGGCGTGGGCACCCGTTCTCATTCCGAACGAGACGGACAAGCAGGGCGACGTGATCCCGGCGGACGAGATAGAGTCCGCGGCTCACGACTTCCTCGCAGAGTACCGGAAGATAGACACGGACCACGACCTGTTCGAGGGGAAGGGAGTCCCCATCGAGTCGTGGACGCTCAAGGAGTCCGGAACGTTCACGCTCCCGGACGGATCCGAGAGCAGGGAGTACCCTGCCGGGACCTGGATGATGGGCGTGCAGTTCTCCGACGAAGCGTGGGAGCGCGTCAAGGAGGGCGAGCTAACAGGCTTCTCCATCTACGGGGAAGCGACCCAACTGGACGTGGAGGACTTCCTGAGCGGCGACGTGTCTCCGGAGGAAGCGCAAGAAGCCAGCGGGGCGACCGCCGCGGCGCTGGCCGCGAAGGGCGCAACCGGCGATACTGGTGAAACCATGACTGACGAAAACGACAACGATAACTCCGGGTCCCCCGTGGACCTCAGCAACCTGGACGAGGAAGCCCTGAAGGGGCTTTCCAACAGCGAGGTCAAGGACCTCATCCAGATGCTCCAGGCGCAGATAGAGTCTGAGGACGGCGAGGAGGACGAGGAGGACGACGAGGACAGCGACGAAGATGAGGAACCGGAAATGAACGCGGGGAAGGACGAGGACGCCGGGAGCGGATCCGGCGACGGTCCATCCCTTCAGGACATTCACGACACCGTCAAGGAGACGAACGAGACGGTGAAGTCCGTTCAGGACCGCGTGGACGACCTGGAGCAGGAAGTCTTCGGCAAGGACGGCGAGGACGAGCCGGAGGCGACCCCGCAGGAGGACCTGGATGAACAGGTCGAAGAGAAGATGGCCGACATTCTCGGCGTCGAGAAGTCCGAGCTTCCGGCGGACGAGGATGAGCGGAACGAGGTCATCCGCAAGCACATCCACGAGAACACCGCCGGTCAGGAGGACCGCACCGACCCCGACTCGTGGAGCGACGACGACTTCGAGGGGCTGATGTAAACCATGACGGGAATCGTCAAGAACCACGAGCAGGGCGTGACGAAGGCCGCACCGGGCGGCATCAACAAGCGGGAAGCGCAGGTCGCGCACCGCCGGTCGTTCGGGGACCTCATCGAGAAGGCCGCCGCGGCGGGCGGACTGCCCGGCGACCAGGTTCCCTACTGGGACCCGATGGGGTTCCTTTCCGGGCGGGGGGAGCCGGTGAGCCTGAAGGGCAAGATGTTCGACAAGTGGGAGCCGGTCTACGAGGAGTTCAACGACCTCGCGGCCCAGGGCTACTCCCTCCGGGACGCCGCTGAGAAGGCGGTGCAGTCGAAGGCCGTGGACCGGACCTCGTACAGCCTGCCCATTTTCTTCACCCCGGACGTGTTCATCACCGACCAGGAGGACCTGCCCCTGGCCGACATGGTGGCGCGGACGGCGGTGCAGGAGGACACCGTCAAGGTGGACGAACTGACGGACACCGGCGAGGCGTCGCAGTTCTCCGAGGGCGCGGCGGCGTGGCCGGAGAACGACGACACGTACACGAACCACACCTACGAAGTGGTTTCCTACGGTCGTCAGAACAGCGTCACCGACTTCGTTCAGCTTGCGGCCAACACGCTCCGTTCCACGCGGGCGCTGACCGAGGACCAGCAGGTCCGCTCCATCCGCAAGTACGAGGAGCGCCAGCTTATCGTCGGGCAGGGGTCGAACCTGACGGCCGGCGCGAACGACGCCACCGGGTTCGAGGGCCTGACGGACCTCGCCCCGGCCGCGAACGTCTCCGACGAGGCGGGGGCGTCCATCACGCTCTCGAAGGTCCGGGACCAGATCCGGAAGCTCCGCCGCGACGGTGCTTCCCGGGACGACATCGTCCACATCACGGACCACAAGACGTTCCAGGATCTTCAGGAGGACGTGCAGGACTTCACCCGCTACGACACGCCGGCCGACGACTTCTCGTTCGGCTTCCAGGCGCTCGACGTGGACGGGACGATGATCATGGAGTCCCACGGCAGTCCGAACACGGACAGCCAGCGCGTGTTCCTGTCGTTCGACGCCTCCGCCAACTACATGGCGATGCTTCAGGACGTGACGATGCATCCGCTGGCGCGCTCCAGCCCCGAGGAGACGTTCGCCACGGACGCCTACGGGACGCTCGTCAGCGAAGCACCCACGCGGATCCAGGCGCTCGACGCCCTGGCCTGAACCATGCCCGGGGACATGACCCTGACCCGCTCGGGGAGCGGCTCGCCGCTCATCGAGGGCCGGGCACACGCCACGACAGTCACCCTGTCGTCCGGGACCGCGACGCTCACGTTCACGGACATCGACGGCATCGACTCGCCGCTGGAGTCCGAACCCTACGTGTTCGTCACCGGACCGACCGGCGGCGAAACGGTGTCGAGCAAGGGCACCACGCAGGCGACCATCGGCGGGGACACCACGGACGACGTGGAAGTCCTCGTCGTGGTCCCGGACGAGTGAGGGCGTAACGGGGCTTCAAGCCCCCTTCTCCCGTAGTAACAGATATGCCCACGAACCAACTCGTTGATAGCGATGCTGTGTACTGTTCTCCGGACGACGTAGAGCGTTACATCCGCAACAAGGACTTCAGCGCCACGTCAGACCCGACCCTGTCGCAGGTGAAGGACATGATAGCGGACGCCACTTCATCCGTCGAAGACGAGACGCGGCGGTACTGGCGGACCCGTAAGACAGCCGACCGGATCCTCGACGTGGAGTTTCACCACACGTCCGAAAGCTCCCTGGAGCGCCGCCGCCGACGCTCGTCCCGTCACGGCTTCCTCAACCCCATCGATGAGTGGGGAAAGGCGTTCCTCCCCCACATGCACCTCCAAGAAATCGACAACGCGCAGGGGGACAAGGTTGAGGTGTTCCTTCAGGACGGGGTTCAGGACATTACTACGGACGGCGGCACCCGGTCGGAGGACTCCAAGTGGTATCTGGACACCCGGAAGGGCGTCCTGTACGTCGATGTGTCGGAGTTTCTGGTCGGCCCCGTCCGCGGCTCCGGGAAAGCCGTGAACCCCCGGGTCCGGCTGACGTACCGCATCGGACAGACCTCGGCGCTCGACGGCGACAACGTCCCGGAGGAAATACCGCGTGCGGTCCGGATGGCAACGGCGAAGCTGGTCGCCGCGGACCTCATCGACACCGACCAGTACGGGGCGATGCTCTCGTCCGGCCCGGAGAACACGCCCGACCAGTCCACGGCCGCCCAACGCCTCCGCGAGGACGCCTGGGACGAGCTAACGGAGTACCGCGTCTCAAAGGTGATGATCTGATGCCGCAGAAGGGAACCGTCCGGACGCGGACCGGAGCGTTCGAGGCGGAGGAACTGCTGGAGGACATGGAGGGAGCCGCGATGATAAACTACTCCGTGAACTACGCGCAGTACGTGGAGTTTCCAACCTCCTACGCCGGCAGTCCGCCCCCGCTTCAGCCCCTCCTCGACTGGGTGGACCGGAAGTGGGGGGATCTGGACGCCGGGCTGAAGGAAGCCGGCGACAACACCGTGGAGGGGGTCGCCCGGCTGGTCCAATGGTCCATCTACGAGAACGGAACCGACGGCGTGTACTTCGGCAACCGGGCGCTGGAGAAGGGGAAGGACAAGGCCCCGTCAGTCGTCTCCAGCTACGCCGGGAGCGAGGACCCTGAAGCGAACCAGAAGATCCTCGCGGAGGTTGTCAACGGGATGTTCCGGGAGTCCCAGCGCATCATCCGCGACGAAGCGAGCGACCGCGGGACGCTTCTCCAGTCCGGGAGCATCGAGTGGTTCGACTCCGCGGAGGACCTGCCGCCGCGGGAGCCGTCCGGAGGTGGCGAATGACGGTTTCCGACCTGGAGTGGGACGTGGCCGACCTGACGCGCCGCCTCATCGACACCAACTGGGGGAACCTCCCAGAGTCCGCGGGCGTCGAGAAGCCCGCTCACGTCGAACTGTGGAGCGAGGACAACGACGGGAACGCCCGGAAGGGCGTGGACTACACCGAGGAGTACGTCCTGGTGAGCGAGACGAGCGAGCGGAGCCAGGAGTACATCGACGGGCCGCGGGAGGCAGTAGACCTGAGCGCGACCGCGTTCGTGGAAGTCGCAACGCCCCGGGGGCGCTCCCGCCGGGAGCAACTCTGGTCCGAACTGCTGGTCCTCGCGGAGTACGCCCGGAAGCGGAGCGAGGGGACGCCCGGGAACTGGGACACCGTAGACGTGAGCGGCGCTACCATCAACGACCAAGCGTTCAACTGGTGGGCCTTCGAGCTTTCGTGGGACTACTCCGCCGAGGCCCGGACGCTGTAAACCATATCCGACGATACACAACGATGCTCCGAGCAACCACTACGACGAAGCTGTACCGGATCCCGGACGCGGACCGGAGCGGATCAGAACTACTCCCCGGCGACCGCTCGCGGCTCCGCGCCGCGCTCCAGACCAACGGGTCGGCGGACGACCCGGACGACTTTGACCTGCTGGAGCGGGTCCCCGAGGAGTTCAGCCACGGCGAGAGTCCCCAAGAGGCGGGCAAACGCGCCAAGGCCATCGAGGAGTCCATCGCGGAACACTACCCCAGCTTCGAGCGGCTTGAGAGCGGGTCTGACGGGGACACGACTAAGGCGGAGGACAACGAGGAGTGAGGTAAGAGCATGGCTGACCCGTACAAAGGCGAGGACACTCAACTCGCTGTCGGCGTGGAATCGACGCAGGGAACCGCGGTTTCCCCGACCCGGACGCTCGGGAAGGTCGCCGAGGAAGCGACGCCGCCGGACCCGGAGCAGGAGTGGATGGTCACGCGCGTCATCGGCGGGACGCGGGAGCCGTTCCAGAAACACCAAGGTCAGCGGTCCTACCAGGGCGGGGATATTCCCATCATCCTTCAGGACGGCGCTCCGCTGGCGTATCTGCTCGGCGCGGAGTCCTTCGATGACACGACCACGCCGAACACCCACACCCTGACCGCCGAGAACGACGGGAAGCCGCCGTCGCAGACCCTCGAAGCCGTGTACTACGGCCGGGGCGGAGGATCCGACTTCGTCCGGACGTTCCAGGGGTGCGTCCCGGCGTCCGGCGAGCTTCAGATGAACAACGACGACGAGCTTACCGTCAACCTGTCGTACTGGGCGCTCGGCGTCGGGACCGGATCCAGCCCGACCGCCGGTATCTCCGTCCCGGACCGGGACCCGTGGCTGTTCTCGGACGCGGCCAGCCAGCTTTCCCTGTTTGGGTCGTCCTTCGCTCGGTTTCAGGACTTCACGCTGTCCATCACGAACAACCTTCAGGAGGGGCGCTACATCGTTGACGACGCCGCTACGCCGAGCGGAGACGCAAAGGACCCGTACGAGATAACCTACGGGAACGCGGAGTACGAGCTATCCACGACGCTCACCATCGAGGACGACGCCCTGTACCAGGAGCTACTGAACCCGACAGCGGGCGGGTTCACCGCCCAGATGGCGTTCGAGCGGTCGAACGGCGACACCATAACCATCACGGCGGACGGCTGTAACTTCGCTGAGACGCCGCACACCATCCCCGGGGAGTCCGGGAAGGTCGAGGTGGAGGCGACGATAGAGCCGGAGTCCATCACCATCGAGGTGCAGGATTCATATAGCTCCGCGGGCTACCTCGCGTAAGCCATGCCTGGCGACACCAACAACGGTCTGTCGGACGAGATCCGCGACCAGCTACCCCCGCACCTCCGCGACCGGGACGACCTGCACGTCGCGGATAACGCGATGGACGCGACCACGAACCCGGAGGATACGTGGGACGTTCCGCTCGTGGACGAGGACTCGGGTGAAGTGTACGTCGTGACGCTCACGGACGCCTCGTGGGCCAAGAAGAACGACGTGTTCACGGACTCCCTGAAGCGGACGGGAAAGAGCGACGGCAAGCTGGACTTCGCGCACTACTACCGGGAGATAGCAAAAGAGATGATAGTCGAAGTGGAGCCTCAGCCGGAAAACCTCACCGTGTGGCTCCAGGGACTCAAGGCGAGCTACGGCACGCAACTGGAGGATAAGCTACCCGCCCCCGTCTCGGATCTGGAGGCTGACGAGGAGGAAAACTGAGGCAGGCAGTACGGCGGCGGAAGATAGATGATCCGGCCGTACTGCAACACGTCCCGAAGGCAATCGAGATGGTCCTGGTCAAGGAGGCGGGCTACTCGCTGGAGGACATCCGCGGCGAATCTTACACCTACCGGACAACTGAGGAGCCGCGCGGCTTGCTGGCCGCAGTCGCGGCACTCACGCCACGGAGCGTCCGGACGGCCGCTGGGACCCTGCTCGGCGTGGGGCTTCTCACAGCGTACGAGACGGGCCTTGTGAGCGCCGTGGCCGTCTCCGTCGCCCTCGCCGTGGCGCTCCACTACGTATCCAGCATCGACGCGGAGCCGGTGGAAACGGTCCATGAGGTGGAGAAGCCCGGGATGAGCGTAGAAGAAGTTATGGGGCGTCTCCACCAACACGACGAACACGAACAGATGAAACAGGAAGAACAGGAAGCCGAAGCGCGGAAGGCCCGCGCGAAGGGGGGCGGTTAGATGCCCTCCATCGGCGCGGTCTGGTGGACCGCCGAGATCCGGCAGGCCGAAGAAGCGGCGGAGAAGGCAAACCGCCTTCAGGAGGAACTGGACGAGACAAGCGCCAAGGCCGAACAGTCGAACGAGGCGGTGAACCGGGCTGGCGAGAGCGCCGGGGAAGCCAGCGGCCGCTTCGGAAACCTCCGCGGCCGCGCCGGGAAGCTGTCCGGGACGCTCGGGCTTCTCTCCTCGGCGTTCTTTTTCCTGATAACTGTGGTGACAAAGGCGCTCGGGATCTCGCTGTCGCTCGGAGCCGTATGGGGAACGATAACCGGGGTGGCAGGGACGTTACTTGGCATCGTGACCGCCGTCGGGGGCTACCTCGCGGGCGGTCTGCTCTCCGCACTCTCCGCGGTCGCAAGCGCCGGGGGGACGTTCGTCTCGTGGCTGGCCGCCGGGAGCGCCGGGGCGATGGCCGTCGCCGGAGCTATCGGCGTTGCCATCGGCGTCCTCGCCGTCATGGCGCTGGAGGTCACGGGGGTTCTGGACAAGGTCCGGGGCTTCGCTCAGTACCTCCGCGGCGTCCTGTCTCCGACCGTCCGGGACGTGTTCCTTGCCGCTATCTCGCTCGTCGCCGGGCCGCTCGCCGTCATCGGCGCGGCTATCACCGGGTTCGTGACGGGCTTCCTCGAAGGCGGGCTGACGGAAGGCTTCAGCCGAGCGTGGGAGAACGTCAAGAAGATCCTCGGCATCTTCGAGGGGGCGTGGGAGCGGACGTTCGCCCGCGCCGGGAAGTTCGTGAGCGACTTCGTGAGCGGTCTGACGAACGCCGCCGGAGAGATAGGCGACAAGCTCGGTAGCCTTGGCGAAACGGTTGGAGAGACGTTCAAGACGGGGTTCAACGCGATGATCCCCAACTCGCTTGAAGTCCCGACCGTCACCATCGGCGGCGGTGAAATCGCCGGGCAGGACATTCCGGAGAAAACCCTTGGCGGCGGGTCGATAGACCTTCCGCAACTCAACACGGGTGGCCTCATCGAGGAAGCCGGCGCGGCGTTCCTCCACCCGGGCGAGGCAGTCGTCCCGGCGGAGGTCACGCGAGACGTACAGCGCGGCTCTGCTGGCGGCGGGTCGTCTGGGAACGTCACCATCCGGGAAGTCGTCATCGAAATCGGGGACCAGACGCTCGACCTGAGTACCCTGACCCGGACCGAGCTACAGGAGCTTGCTGACGAAATCGGTGACAGCTTTGGCGACGAAATCGAGAGCCTGATAGCATGAGCGAAACCGGACTCACCATCGTCAAGAACGACGGCTCGGAGACGTTCACCCTGAAGGCGAACAGCGTCAAGTCCACCATCTCGATGGGCGTCGTCACGAAGGCGCTCCTCGGCGTTGCCTCCGGGCTATCCGGCGGCAACCCGAAGCTCTCAAAGGAGACGTACGAGATCACCGGCGTTATCAAGGACGTGGATCCGGAGGACTACCCGAACAGCGGGACGTACTCCGACGACGACCTCGGGATGGGCGAGGAACTGAAGCGGGCCGTCAAGGAGTGGACGCCGACGACCGCGGACGGCCTGAACGTGATGAACTACGAGCAGGGGGCGAACCTCCGCGGCCCCATCGACGGAGTCCTGACCGAGGTTGCTATCACCGAGAACCGGGAGAACGACAAGCCGCGGGACTACCAGTTCACGCTGGAGTGGACCCACTACGACGTGTACGTGGGGTGACTCCTGATGGTCAACTGGTCCGCGGAGATTGACGGGACAGCGGTCGAAGCCATCAACGGCGTTGAACCCACCTCCGGCGACGAAGGGAAGCTCGGGACCTGCAAGCTGGTCGTGGGCGACACCCAGACGAACCGCGCCTTTTCATCCGGCGACGACGCTGTCGTGAAGCGGAACGGGAGCGTCGAGTTCGACGGGAAGGTAACGAAGGCCCCGACCGCCGGGAAGAACAAGGAGCAACTGGAGTTCACCATCTCCGACAACCGGGTCGTCCTGCGGTACATCGAGGTCCACCGGCCGTTCTACCAAGTTGACTCCGGCGAGATCATCCGGCGGGCGGTGCAGGAGGAAGCGACCGTGCGCTCCCCGGAGACCATCCACGAGGGAAGTTCCCTCACGGACTGGACCAGCGACACGCCGGAGTTTGAGCTACTGTCCTCGGACGAGAAACGGGTCCACGAACACGGATCAGACGTTATCTTCGCCGGGTGGCCCGCCGATGAGTCCGGGGAGTACAGCGTTACGTACACGGGCGTCCCGAGCGCCGCCGTCCCCGGTGACGGACAGGTGATGCGCCTTACGACCCGGATGCTCGTGAACAACCGCGGGGACCAAATCGAGTGCGAGGTGGATCTGCGGGACAACGCGGGGAACAACTACATCTGGACGCCGGAGCGGCTGGATACGAACTTCCGGGAGTACACGTTCGCCGCCGAGGACGCGGAAACGGAGGCGAGCATCGGGACGCCACTCTCCACGGACGGCGCGCTTCAGTACCGCTTCCGGCTGAAGGGACAGCTACCGGAGCCGCGGGCGGTCGGCATCGACCACGCTCAGACGCTCCCGTTCGTGACGCAGACCCGGAACGTGGACGTGACGGTCAGCAACGTCGAGGACACCGGCAACGTCATCACCCGCCGGTTCGATGAGAACGTAATGCAGATGCTCAAGACCCTGGGCGAGGAGGACGGCTACGACTCCTGGGTCGATGAGAACGACGACCTGCACTACGAACCGGGCGGCGGCCGGCCCGCGCCGCTGTCCATCACCGACTCTACGCCCATCACGGACTACAGTTTCAACCGGGACTACGACCGAATCACGAACAAGGTCACGGTACAGGGCGCGGGAGACATCCAAGTGACGGCAGTCGATAACGCCTCTATCGGCTTCTACGGGATCTCCGAGCGGGAGGACCAGATAGTGGACCGGGAGATACAGACGCAGGCAGAAGCGGACCGCCGCGCCACGGAGTACCTGGAGGCAAATGCGTGGCACGACACCGCCATCTCGTTCGAGGTCGCCGACCTGTCCTACGCCGACGTGAGCGTCGGGGAAGGGATGCGCGTCCAATGGAGTCCGGAAAACGTGGACAAAATCTACACGGTCACAAAGACCGAAGTCGATAACGCCGGCTACGTCACGCTCCACTTCTCCGGCTACACCGGCGGGGGTGGTGCGTGATGGACGCCGAGGAGAAGCTGGTGTGGCTTGGAATCAAGCGCGGCGGCCGGAAGGTCAGCCAGGTCGCCTCCGACGTGGAGCATCTCAAGCAGACGGTCGGGGACTGGGATGCCTTCTCGGACCTCGTGGTCAACCAGACCGACGCATACAGCGGACTGAAGACAGAACTGGTCGATACGCACGGGTGGTCCTCGGCAGAGGCGGATGCCTTCATTGCCCGGCTCAAGAACGAATTTAACTCCTACAACGACTTCCAATCCTCCGTCGATGGGTGGTCAACCTACCAGCAACTCCAGAGCTACTTCGACACGGCAACCACGTACACCTCCGACTCACTGACGGCCGACGGCGCTCCCGCCGCGGGGATCCGCTTTCACGAGAGCGACGGCATCTCCTACGACGGCGTTCAGGTCCCTGCGGGGACGGCTGAGATATTCGGCGTCCGGGTGGAGGTATCCAGGCAGGACCCGCCGCGGGGGACGAAGGACTCTGTCACCTACGCGAATTTCCAGAGCGATGACGCTGACAATGTGACGGACGTAGGGACGCCCATCACGTTCTCCGCGGACGTGACGAATCCGAACAACTACGGCGTAACAGCCCAGGTCCCGCTCACGGAGAACGGGAGCGTCATCAGCACTAAGGAAGTCCGTCTCGAAGGGAACGCAACGACGGCCGTGGAGTTCAGCGTCACGAAGGACGACTACGTGTGCGCCGACTACGCCATTGGGGACGCCGACCCCATCCTCGCGTGCTGGAACCCGACGGGCGTCGCAAAATCGGTTCAGTAATCATGCCCCGGATACAGGACCAAGTGGCCGAGAACCGGCGCGACGTGTCCAAAATCGACGGACGGTTCGTGACGGTCCCGGACCGCCGGGACCAGAACCTCGTGTTCGGCCGGAACGGGATCCGGCCGGCCGTCGCCAAGGTCGAAGTCTACACGCGGGACCTGAACAACGCCCTCGTCTCCGGACACCCGAACGGCGACCGGCACGGGAGCGGGCACGGCGTCTCCGGCGACCAGCGCGGAGACTGGACGCTCATTGGCGCGGAGATAACCGCGACCGAGTGGACCCGCGCCGGCCGGAACGCTGTCAGGGACACGCTCAACGGACAGGACGGCGCGCTGGCCGAGATAGCGATAGGCGGTGGGACGGGGGAGCCGTCTCCGGCCGACGCGGGACTGGACGCAGAGACGGGACGGACCTTCGCCTACGGCCTGCGGGCTGGCGAAGCGTTCAACGAGGTCCGCGGCCGCGGAAGCCTCCGCTTTTCCGCGGTCGGCGACTCCGGTGAAGTGGCCGAGTATGGCCTGTTCGACTCGACTGGGCGGCTACTCTCCCGGACGACAACCACCATCCAGTCGCCGTCCATCGAAAAGGAAGTCCGCGTTGACCTCACGGTCCGTGTCGATGGCGACGGGACTGGCTCCAGCGTCGTCACGGACGACGGTAAGAGCGCCGTCGCGGACGCGCTCCAACTGGAGTCCACCGTCGTCGGGCTGGAGGAACTGGCGTGGGGGACCGGCGGGACAGATCCAGCGGGGAGCGACACCGCTCTGGAGAACGAGGTACTACGGAAACCTGCACAGCGCGACCTTGACCTGGAGGTAATCACCGTTTCTGCACCCCAGTTCGAGCATGAACCGTCCGGTCAGCCCTACGACTACACGGAGGTAGGCGTGTTTGACAACACCGGCTCGCTGGTGTGGCGGGGGACTTTCGACTCGTTCAAGAAAACCGAGGACACGCGGTTCACGACGGCAGTCGGCTTCCGTATCATCTGACCGCGACGTACATCCCCGCCCACAGGTACGCCAGCATCAGGAGCGCGACCCAGAACAGAAGCGCCTCTGCGTGGCTCACGGGAACCACCTCGGCACCGCGGGCAGTTGCTCCCGCTCCCGGTAGCACGGCCAGCACGACAGGCTCTCGCCGTCCTCGGGCCACTTCCCCGGGCACCACTCCCCGGGGCAGTCCGCGCTCGCTGTTTCAGTCACGGCGCACCACCGTCACGGGGAACGGGAACGTCCCGGAGGCGTCGAACCGTGCCACGCCGCTGTCCCGGAGCGTGGTGACTTGCTCGTCCGTCAGCCGTAGCTCCAACAGGTCCGGATCCCGGACCGGCCCCGTCGTCATCAACGCTTGGTCGTCCACACCCTGCACGACCTTGACCTCCACGCCGTCGATGCTCCACTCCGCGGTCTTGCGCTTCTGCATTGACTTCCACTCCCAGCGGCCGATGACTACGCCCACCGCGGACGGGTCGTTCGTCCCGTCCCGGCCCACCGCTATCTCCACGGCAGTTTCCTCCGGCAGATCCGCCGGTTCGTAGGCAGGCTGGTCGCTCATTGGTCCCCTCCGGGGGTGACGAGGAACCACGCGCCGCACCCCAGGCACACGTTCGTTTCCTCTGTCGTGGTCCCGTCGCGCTCGCACGCGGGGCACTCCACGAGGGTCGGCTGGAACGACCCATCGCCTTCCTCCAGCGCGGTCTGTTGCGATACCTGCCGGACTTCCGGGTCCGTCAGCCCGCGTTTCGACTCTGGTTCTGTCGCCATACCGTTGGTGTCTGTTATCATAGCTCTTAGCTCCTTGGTCCGCCCGGGGCGCTCCCGGACGGGGAGGGGCCTGCCGGGGAGTCGAACCCCGGGCCGTCCCATCAGGCCCGCCGCAGAACGGGGGGAGTCCTAACGCCAGGACTCGCCGCCCGTGTTGGTCGAAACGATGCTGTCCACCTGCCGGCCGTACTCGGTTAGCGCGGCGTGGTCATACGACCCGGCCCCTCCGGAAATGACCAGCCCCTCGTTCTCCCACGTGGAGACGATTTGCCGCGACCGCGTCTCGTGGATCCCGACCCGCTGGACGGCGACCTCGGTCACGGAAACCTTCTCGAAGTCTGAGGCTTCGAGCGCGTCCTGAAACTCCGACCAGAGACGCTTTTCCTCGTCCGACACGTCGCGGTGGACTTTGTGTTCCATACTGTTTTTCACCTCCATTACACTCTATACTTGCAGGTATAGGGTAATAAAAGTTTGCTTCAAGCAAATACCTGTGTGCATAATAGTGTTGGGGCCTGACGCCCCGGTTCGGCGCTCCGGCTACTCGCTGAGGTACTCGTCCACGGCGTCCTCGCCCTGCTCCAGCACCTCCGCCGGGATGAGCGTCACCGGACCATCCCCGACGGCGTCCTCGGGGCGGAACAGGATCCCCTTCCCATCGGACTTCCGCTCGGCGTACACGAACCCGTCGTCGTAGACTTCCTTCACCTCGTAGCGGTCGCCATCGAACGTCACCTCATCGTCCTCGCGGATCTCGGGGGGCGCGTCGTCCGTCATCAGAACGCCTCCCACTCGTGCGCGTCAAGTTCCCCGTCCGGGCACCCAAACAGCGGAGCGTCGTCCGGTTGGCCGTGGTGGAATTTCCCGCAGTCCGTACATCTGACCGTTGCTTCGCATTTGCTCATCTCAAGTTCACCTTCTACACCCTATACTTTCACCCGGAGGGTAATAAGAGTTTGCTTGAAGCTAATTCTACAAGAGCGGGGGCACAACTAAGGCCCCAGAACACGTCAATCCGCCAAATGCCGAGTGCTGAACCCTTTGAATGGCCGCAAGGACAACCGCTTTTCGAGGTGATGTGGCGCGCCGTCACCGAGAGCCTCGCCGGGAACGGTATCGTGAGCAACGGCGACCTGAAGGTCACATCGACGGCCAACGCGCTGGAGATAAGCGTCTCTGCCGGGACGTACTACTACGTCGCCACGGAACACACCGTCAGCGCGGCCGAGACTCACACCCTGAGCGGCGGCGACGCGAACTACGACCGCTGGGACACGGTGTACCTCGACACCGCCACGGGAGCGACAGGCGTCCGTGAGGGGACGCCCGGCGCGTCCCCGGAGCCGCCGGACGTGCAGGGCGATGAAGCGCCGCTGGCGTTCGTCTACGTCGAACAGAACGCGACGGACATAGGAGACTCCGGGATCCTGAACTGGCGCGCGCGCTTCAGCAACGAGGCGGAAGAAACCCACTACGATGACACGACGGGGACCTACAGCGTCTCGGACGTTGCCGCCGCGCTGGACGAGCTACAGGAGGCGGCCCAGATAGGTAACTACCCGCTTCAGAGCGCGGATCTGGAAACCGACTCCGTAGGAACCGCGGAAGTGGCGACCGGGGCAATCACGGCCGATGAGATAGCGACGGACGCCGTCGCGGCGGACGAAATCAGGGCGGGCGCGGTCGGGACCGACGAAGTATCTGACGGGTCCCTCGTTGACGGCGACATCTCCGGCTCCACGACTATCGAACGCGGGAAGCTGGACGACCAGCGGGCGTCCACCACCGTCACCTCCGCGGCAAAGACGACGGCGGACGAGGAGCAGGTGTTCGTTGACACCGTTTCCATCGCCGCCGCGTCCACCATCACGCTCGCCTCCGCCGACGCAACCGCCGGGAACACCATCGCCGTCCTTGACCTCACGGGAGACGCCGCGACGTACCCCATCACAATCGACACGGAAGGGACGGAGACTATCGACGGTGCCTCCAGCGTCACCATCGACGCGGAATACTCCGGGATCCTCCTTACCTCGGACGGAGGCAACTGGACGACCGTCTCCAACGCCTTCGCTGGCGTCGGCGTCGAGGACGACGGTTCTGCCACCGTAACCGCCGCGCAGACGCTCGACTTCGGAGCGGCGCTGGACGCCACCGACAACGGCGACGGGAGCGCGACCATCGACGCCAACGTCGCGGGAAAGACCAACCTCGCCACCGGAACCTTCACCCACACCGGAGGCACCGCGACCACGTACACGGTCCAGAGCGTCACGGCGGACCAGACCGCCAACCTGCACGTCGAACTGGGTGTTGACTCCGACCCGTCCTTCGCCGCCGACTACGCCTTCTCCTACACGTGGACGACGTACTGGGACGACGCGAACCAAGAACTGGACGTTATCATCGACGCAACGTGGGACACAGACCCGGGGAGCGGGAACGACGTAGTGCTGGACTTCGAGGTCTACGAGATAGACGACCAAGCCACGCAGGGCGTCGGCGTGGAGGACAACGGGGCTACGTTCGTCGCTCCGGCACGCTCCCTCGACTTCGGCCCCAACTTCACGCTGACGGACAACGGCGACGAGACGGTCACGGTCGAAGCGCCGCCGGAGACCACCACGCCCGTTGCCAAGCTCACCACCAGCGACGAGTCAACCAACATCAATCAGGGTGTCTTGTTCCCGTGGACCGCCGCGCCGATGCAGGACTACCCGTTCAGCTACGACGGGACTAACGCGCCAACGCGGCTGACTGTTGAAGAGGGCGGGACCTACGAGGTCCATGTGACGGTTGGGATGAGCCTCAACGGAACGAACCGAGACAACCCCAACATCTTCCTCTTCAAGAACCGCTCCTCGTCGGGGAGCGGCGGGACGCAACTGAAAGCGGCTGGGAAGACCGGGTACACCCGCGAAACGGACGGCCACGACCAGTCCTCGCTCCACATCTCGTGGGTCGGGGACCTCACCGCGGGGGAGTACCTTGTCCTCCAATGCCGGCGGGATGCGAGTAGCGGGACGCGGACGCCGCTCTCCGCTGAGACTAACCTGTTCGCTAAGAAGCTGAACCGGCCATAAATGACAATTGTAGACGACTACGAGGACGCGGACCTTTCGGAGTATTCAGAGAGTGGACAGGGAGAGGGAGACATAGTTTCGACCGCGGCCGTCGGAGACCACGCCCTCGAAATTCTAAACGTAGACACTACTACCCAGTCAGAGTATGTCGTCTCGACAGAGGGGCTACCAGCGTATCCACAGGCGGGGGACACGTTCGAGGTCTATCTCTCTCTAGACGACCCCTCCGATAACAACGGTTTTTTTTGGTTTGCCGTCCAAAGCGAAACGGTAGACCCGGAACGCTACGTACTGAAATTAGACGGTGACGATAACGAACTACAGGTATTTTACGCAGACGGAGACGGCGGAAAAGAGGTCATACTCGCTACTAACGCCTCCTATTTTAAATCCATATCCGAGGGCTACCTACGCTTTGAGATAGACTGGACTTACGCCGGGAGCAGGTCCGGGTTCTTAAATGTGTCAGGTGAAACTGCCGTAGTTGGTTCTCACGGAGACCACAGTTACGTTTACGCGGGGGGTGATCCTGTTCGGAACACGGGCGCAGGACCCGGTTTTTTCCGGGAGTCGGGGACGCCTGTAGACGTGGGCGGATCCGGAGTGGATATAACTGTGAGAGTTTACGACGGTGGGACAAAGGTAGACGAGGCGGCGGGATCTTTAGAGTTAGATGGGCTTCCTACGACCGGGGGGATTGGCGGGTCCGTATCCAGTTATTTCGGGTACGGAGACGCGGCTACCTACGTGGACCATATCTCTATACTTGACTAATCACTCTCCCGTAGAATACTCTCTCACCCGTCTCCGGGTAGGTTTCGCTTAATTCCAGATCCGGCGTGAGGAGTGACGAGGTTTATGTCCCCGGGGCGAGTGGTTAGTAGACAAGATGGTAGAAGTCCAGACGTGGGAGGCGCTGGCGCTGTCGGTGACTGTGCTTATCGCCGTACTCGGGGCCTACGGCGCGCTGATAAAGTGGAACTACGACGTAGCGCGGGCGCTCAAACTCCGCCTGCTCGGGAAGGACGGCGACGACACCTACGACGGGTTTCTGTCTGAAACGGAGCAACGGTTCGACCAGTTAGAGAACAAGGTCGATACCCACGCAGAACAGACGCATGAGCAACTCTACTCCGTGGACAAGAAAATCAATCTCCTCATTCACTCCGTAGACGACGAACTGGATACCTCCGGAGTCGATGACGTACCGCCGCCGTCTGGCCGCGGGTTCCTCCGTGGGACAGACCACTTCCCGGACGGCGGGCGTCCAGAACCGGAAGATCCCGGATCTCTAAGCGACGGAACTGAGGGGGAGGATGAGGCTGACAGCGACGAGGGGGGCGACGGTCCTTAGCCACAGAGATCCGCAAGCGTCGTCCAGGCGTTCTTCTCCGTACAGTCCTCGTACTTCGCCCGGTAGTTCTGCTCTGTCTCGTGCATATCGAACGGGTTCGCAACGTAGACCGTAGTATCCCGGATGTTCACGGACTTCCAGCGGACGGCGATGTACGCCGCCGCGCCGAAGTCCGCGGCGTACTGGATGAGCGCCTCCGCCTCATCCTTCCCGACGTACACCGGCTTCCCGCTACTCGTCTTGACTTCAAACATCACTACGCGGCCGTCCCGCCCGGCCAGCACGTCCGGCCGCTCCCGGTCAGTCCCGCCGCCGCTCCCCGGCGCGCGGAGCGCGCGCCAGCCCATCGCATCTTCCAGTCGATTCACCACCTCTCGTTCGCCGTCGCTTCCTTTACCCATTTTTTACCTTCCATTCCGGCAGGTTGTAGTAGTCGGCTATCGCTTCTGAGCAGGCGGGGCAGGTCTTTGAGTCCTCCGCAAAGTCGGTGAGGGACTCCCACCCGTCATCTATCCGGCCGTCAGGCGGCCCGGTCGGCTCCGGCCCCTCGGCGTGGACGTACTTCTCGGTCCCGTCCTCGTAGTCCTGCCGGTGGTCTGCGTCTCCAAGCCATGATCCGGCGGCGACGTGAATCTTGTCGTCGGCCTGCTCCCACCGCTCATAGAGCGTCGGGTCTGGGCGTGCCGGACCCTCCGCGGCCGTCTCGCGCTCCTCGCTGTCCTCCGCGGGCGGGTCGGACGGAACGCCCCCGGATCCGCCGGAGCCGCCTGAGCCGCCGCTGGCCGGCGTAGATGGCGGCGGTTCGTACGGGTCGTGCGGGTCGCCCGAGATGACGTACTCTACCTCCGACACCTCTATGTCGATGAGCTTGTCCGACGCGGGGAAGCCGACCATCTCCGCGTCCAAGTGGGCCTTCTCCAGTTCGCGGAGCTTCCCCTTACCGCCGTGGTGTTTGACGTAGACGGTGGTACTCACCGGGGAGAGATCCGGCGTCACCTCCGGCGCGTCGAGGATTTCGCGCGCCAGCCGCTCAAACGCCTCGATGACAGTCTCACCCATACTCGATAGGTTCGTCGCGCGGGATGTAGAGCGTATCGGCGTGATGCCAGCTATCGGCCCCGCGGAGCCGGACGAAGCGTTGCGGGTCGTCCGGCCGCATCAGGTACTTTTCCGGGACGTTATCGGCGTCCCGGAACTGCTGAAGCGTGTACTCCAGCACGCGGTCGCGGTCCTTCTCGTGGATGAGAACGACCTGCACGTCCTGTGCGGTCAGCCGCTTTAACACCTTCTCCGAGATGCTGTAGGCGTTGAGCGCGCGGATCCGGTGTTCCTGCGAGTCCCGCTTTGTGACGAAGCCGAGCGCCTTCCGCTCCGGAACGGGGCCTATCCAGCCCGCTGTCTTACGGTTCTCGCCGAACGCCAGCGGGACCTTCTTGACCATCTTGATCTGCGGCGGGTCCGGCGGCTGGATCCCGCCGTTGAAGTCCGACAGGTCAGTCACCGCTCTGCCCCACGGCCAGCACGCGGCTACTCACCGTCGTACCCTCCCGTCATGTAGCGGTGCGTCTCCGCGGTGAACAGGACGACGCCCGCCGTAAGCAGGAGCGGGAGCGGGACGTGGTCGCGCGCCCACCCGTAGGCGAGGGCGGAGTAGATGAGCCACCCGGTCGCCATCGCGTTCGCCCGGCGGGAAAGCACCCATCTGCTCATCCGCGTTCCACCTCCGTTCCACACAGGCCGCACTCCATGACGGAGACGTGGTGGCCGCCGTATAGCTCTCGCTTCTCGCCCGTGTGCTGGAGCGTTCCGCCGCACCCGTCCTTCGGGCACTTGTGTCTGTCATTGCGTGCCATACGCTCCATCGTTGTACCTCCGCATTAGTCGTTTTGCCGCCTCAGTACGGCTGTCCCCGTACTCCGTGTCCCGTTCCCAGACACCGCTATCCGGATCTCCGGTGAGAAGAACCGCACAGACCGGGCCAAGCTCCGGCTGGTACTCGTTGTTCGGGTCCGAGGCGTCGAACACCTCGATGAACGCCTCCCAGGTGTCGTCGCGGACGTACTCCGACACTTGGCCTGCCTCCTCATTCAGTACACGGTCCAGCCGCGTCCAGTCCGCCGGTAAGGCTCTCATTTTCTCGCTTGGGGTAGGCTTCGGGACCGCAACCGGCTCTACGGGGCGTCCGGGGCGGAGGGAGTCGGGGCGCTCCGCCGGTTCAACCCACCGCCCGCCGCAGATCCGGCAACTGTGTGTCTGTTCTCCCACTTCCCTGATTTTCAGTCCGCCGCCTTCCTCCGCCACGGTCCGGACCTGATTGTATTCGCGGTCCGCGTTGGAGAACGCGCCTATCGTGCTGTACACCGTTCCGTCTGGGTCCCGGTCGGACACGATTGACACGTCCTGCCACGACGCCGGGCACCCGCACGGGAGCGCCGGATCCGGGTAGATATGGAGCGCCGCGCCGACCCGCCATAGCTCGGCGACCATCTCCGGCGGCTTGTACGGCGGGAGCGCCGGGCGGGAGAACGCCATGCGCGCCAGCGTGGAAGACAGGACGTAGCCGGTGGCGACCCACGCGACGGCTTCCAGAACGGCGGCGGCGTCACTCATACTCCTCGCCTCCGGGCAGGTACGCCTCCAGCGGCTTCTTGCGGTCCTTCTTTGGCGGGACGCACCGCCAGCCGGACCACAGGCCGTGTTCCTTCAGGACTTCCTCCCGCTTGGCCCGCCACGCGCCGTCCACCGCCTTCTTGGCGCGCTCCGTCGTGAACGGGATCCCCTTTGGCATCTCCGTCTCGGCGTCAGTCGAAGGTCCGTCCGGGTCGCTCCGGCTCATCGGTCCCCTCCGCGGACCGGCCCGGGTCTACCTCCGCGAAGCAGTCGCCGCACCACGTCCCGCTGTACTTGAGCTTTTGCCGCGCGAGGACGTTCGGCCACGCCTCCCCGTACCAGTCGTCGGGGTCGATTAGCTCCCGGCACTCGTCGCACCATACGTCCCCGCCGTGGAGGAATAGCGGCCGCCCCATCCACGGCGGGCCGTCGTCGTCGGGCTTCACGTCCGTCCGGACGAACCCCCCGCTCTGGAGCGCGCCAACGACCATCGCAAGCGAGCGGTAGTCGTCGTAGTGCTTCACGCTTCATCCTCGCCCTCCGGCTCCTGCACGCCCGGCGCGTCGGTGTTCCCGCCCATAACGTCGCCCGCGGACAGACCCATTTCCTCCCGCTGGCGTTCCTGCCGCTCCGCCTCCGTCTCCAGATCCGACGGGAGCAGGGCGTCGATGGAGTCGCGTAGGTCTTGCAGGTCCTCAACCGTGGCGAGGCGGACACGGTCGTCCGCCACGATTACCTCGTAGTCGTCCCCGACCGCTTCCTTCACGCGGTCGCCAGCTTCCGTTAGGTCCGCGGCGGTCGTCTCCGCCCGTCCCGCCGACGTGAGACTCACCCACAGGACCGGCTTCGGTTCATCGCTCCGTCCAGCGTTTCCGTCTTCGGTGTCGTGACTCATAGTTGGTGTCGTCCTCCGTTTCGCCGGACCTCACCCGGCTCATCAGGCCCCTCCGCGAGTCTGGGGCGACGGGGGAGAGTCCCCCGCGGCTACCGCTCCCGTTTCTTCACCTCCCGTTCGGCTTCTCCGACCATCGCTTCGTCGCGCTCGTAGCGGGCTTTCCTCGTCTCCGCGCTCGCCTCGACGTGCTTCCGGTAGGCCCAGGCGAGCGCCCACGTAGAGCCGCCGACGGCGATGATGAGCGCGGTGGCGATGAACACGATTTTCGCCGCCACAGTCACCCCTCCGTCAGCCCCTCGTTATCGACCAGCGCCGCGATGCCCTGGCTCTGTGCGCGGGCCTGCTGGTTCTGGTACTCCATCGACGCCACTACGAAGCGCCAGTATTCGTTCTCCGGCGTTCCCTGCGGCGGTTGCGGCGGCTCTATGCCGGCCGCTTCGGAGACGGTCCCGGCGTACTCCTGCGCTTGGTCGCCGGCCGTACACCCGGCGAGGGCGGCTACGCCGACCGCGGTCCCGCTGGCGGCGAGGAGCTTCCGGCGGGAGATGCCGTCGTCGTCGCTCCCGTCCGTCATGCTCCCGCCCCCGGGGACGCGGGGACCGTGCTGTTCGTCTCGTTCCCGTCCGTGTTGCCCTCAGCCGCGCCGGAGCCGTCAAGGATTATCTCCTGTCCGCCTTCGGTGACGAACACGGTCCCGGAGTCGTACGCCTCTATCTGCCGGGCCTTCAGGACGATGCGGTTCTCGCTCAGGGCCTCGCCGCGGGTTGCGATAACGTCCGCTTCACCCTGGGCCTCGACCCGTGCCTGCTCTGCGCGGGCTTCCTCCTGCCGGATCCGCTCTTGCTCCACTTCGACCTGCTGTTTCGCCTGTTCCTTTTCGTCCAGCGTGGCGTCGATTTGGTCCGGAAGGTCGATGTTCCGGATCTGGACCTGCTCCAGCACGATTGGCTCATCCGCAAACTCGCTCTCCAGCGCGGTCCGGGCCGTAGTCGCCAGCGCCTCCCGGCCCTGCCGGGTGTAGATACCGCTCCCGCCGGTCGTCTGGATGTCGCTCGCTTCGTCGCGTAGCTCGGAGCGGATGGTCGGCCGGATAAGCCGCTTTTCCATCTGCCGCTCGTTGTTCCAGTCCTCAACGAACTCATCCGCCTCGCTGTCGTTGATCCGGTAACGGATGGTCACGTCAACCTTGACGGTCGTCCCGTTGACCGTCTTGACCGAGATGGCGTCCGCCCGGGATTTGTCGCCTTCCCCGGTGGTTTGCGACATCGTGTACGTCCGCGGTCGCGTCTCCACGTCCTGAATCCCCTGCATGAACGGGACCTTCCACTCCGCGCCCGGGTCATCGACGTTCCCGGTGACGGCTCCCCACTCGGTCTCCACGCCGACGTGGCCCTCAGGGACCTGGTGGTAGGCAAACACCAGCCCGATGCTGGAGAACAGCACGATGGGGATCATCGCCAGCGCGGCGACACGCCCCCACGCGATGTTATCCCACGCGATGTTACTCATCCGCCTCACCCCCCTGGTCCGCCTCAGCTACCCACTCAGCGTAGTCCGAAACCGCGTCCCGGCCCGCTGGCGTCACGGCGTACTCGTTCGTCCGGCCGTTCCGCTCCGACTTTTCCACCAGCCCCATGTGGACCAGCGAGTCGAGGTTCGGGTAGAGCCGGCCGTGGTTGATGGCCTCGCCGCGCGCCTCCCCGAGCCGCTCCTTGACCGCCAGCCCGTACAGGCCGCCGCCCTTCGCCACGACAGCGAGGGCGTCCCGCTGGAACGCCGTCAGGTCTTTCAGGCCGTGTTCACGCATCTCCCTCACCTCCGTCGTCCGCGGTGTACTCGTCCGCCTTCGCCGCCAGCCGGCTCTCAGGGAACGAGTACACGGGTACGCCTTGGTCTCCGACTTGGAACGCGAGGAACGCGGCCGTCCACTCCCGCCACGACTCACCGAACGTGGAGTCCAGCGCGTTCCGGTAGGCGCAGAACAGCACGTTGTCGTCCGCCGGGTAGTCCGGGTTCAGTTCAGCCACCGTCTCATCCGCGGCGACCACGAGGTGGTCTTGCGCTTCCCGGCCCGCGTCCGCTATCACGACCATCGTCCCGGACTCCTCGCTGTCCTCCGCGAAATCGCCGGGGGTGAAGTTGTCGTCGGTCTGTTCGTCCGCCGTCGGTTGGGTTTCAGTCGTCATCGTTCTGGATCTTCCGCTTGCAGTTGTTACACGCTTCCTCCGGGACGCCTTCCTCGAACGGACCGTAGGCGCGGATGGTCCCGCAGACCGCCGCGACCGGCTCGTCCGTGACGCCCTCGACCACCGTCGCCGCCCGCAGGTCCTCCCCGCGGAACAGGTGGCTGGTCAGGCCCCCCTTCGGCTGGTTGTGGAACACGTCTTCGCTCATTTGGTGTCCCCGTCCGAGCGCCGGGCGGGTCCCTTATCGCACTTCTCAGCGGGCTTCGCCTTCACCCGGAGGTTCACGACGTTCCCGGCATACCCGTAGTCGTACTCGAACTCGTAGAGTCCGTAGCCGTCATCTGCGAGCGCCGAGAGCCTGTCGATAGGCTCCGCGAACTGTCCGGCGTACTCCCCGCCGTCGTCCACGCGCTCCGCCAGCGCGTTCACCTGGGCCGTGAGCGTCTCCACGCGCTCCGTCAGGTCCTCCACGTCGTCCGGCGTCCGCCCGTTCATCTCCATCTCCGTGACGGCGTTCTCACGGAGATTATCAACGGCGTTCTCCGCGGCCCGGAGCCGGGATACGATGCCGCCGAGCGTCTCTGTAAGCGCCCGTTCGCTGTCTACCTCCGGGTCGCCCAGGCCCAGGCCGGACTTCACAGCGGACGGGTCCGCCCGCTCGACGGATCCGTCATCCGTGTTCGTCGTCTCCGGGACCGGCTCATCGCCGCCTTCCTCCGCGGGCAGGTCGCCGTTCTCCCGGAGTAGCTCGCGGCCCTTCGCCGCCAGCCAGTACTCCATCGGCCTGTTCTTTGCGTCCCGCTTCCGGCGGTCCAGGTAGCGGTCCCCCCAGAGCGTTGCGGTGTGGCTGGTCAGGTTCCCCCACGTCTTACTGTCGTCCGTGTGGGGGGTAGGCCGGTTCTTCTCGTCCATCACGTCCCATAGCTCCTCGCACGTCATCGGGGTGTCCCCCGCCGCAAGCGCCTTCAGGACGTTGTACTTGATAGTATCAGTTTTCATCGTTGTCCTCCGTCTCCGCCGCCTCTACGTCGTCCGCGGCGGCGCGTAGCTCGTCGGCCATCTCCCGGGCTTCCTCCGGGTCGAACAGCACGGCTTCCCGCTCTCTCCGCGGGTGCGCGGTGAGGTGCCACAGGGCGACCTCGTTCTGGTCCGGGCGGCGGCTGACTTCCGCCATCAGCCCCACACCTCTGTTTCGCCGCACGCCCCACACTCCACCAGGAGCCGCCCCGATACCGTGGACTCAAGATCCACCGGATTCGCGTAGTCCTCGCACTCGCGGCACCACACGGCGAGCGATTGCTCGTCGGGGTTCATGCCGCCTCCGCGGACTCCGCTTCATCCACCAGCGTCCGGAGCCGGTCCTTGTCAGACCGCGCGCGCTTCACGGCGACCCCGATGGACGCCTGCCGCTCCCGGATTGACTCCAGAATGGACTCGCCTTCGAGATCCTCCTGGTCCTCCAGGTCCTCCGCGGCGTCGGAAAGCACGTCGTCCTCCATCCGCGGCGGGGAGAACAGTTGCCGGTTTGCCCGGCGGACGTACCGCCTGACGGCCGTACTGTCGTCCTTCCCGTGGAAGTCGTGGGTGAGCGCGGACGCCATCGCGGCGTACAGCTCCCAGCCGGAGTAGGTGGCGGACGTGGGGTTCGGAACGTCCGGAAGGTACGCCACCGCACCGCCGGTCTGTCCCTCGCCTTCGCCGCTGTTCTCCGCGAGGTACTCCGTGCCGTCGAAGGCGTAGGTGAGGTACTCCGCGGGCGACAGCGGGACTTCAGAGAAGCCCACGCGGTAGTCCTGGGCGTCCAGAATCACCGACGCGAGCGTGTCGCAGGCGTCCTCGGCTTGGTTGAGTATCTGGTCCCACCAGTCCGCCACGTCCGACCCGGCAGATCCGGTGTGGCGGCGGGTCCGCTTCTCCGACAGGCCGCGCATCATCCGGTTGTTCGCCGTGTCGTAGGCGATGATACCGGCGTAGAGCGCCTTCCCGCCGAAGTAGTTGTGGCCGGTTTGGACGCCCATCACTATCTCGTCGTCCGCGCCGGTCCGAAGGTCGTCCAGAAGGAAGTCCGCGTGGACTTCCCCGCCGTCCCGGAACAGGCGGATCTCACCCGACACGGACTCGTGAAAGTCCCGCGCACGGAGCCGGGCGAGGAGCGGGCCGTACTTCTCCTCGGGAGTGACCGGCGTGTACTCCCGGGTCGGGATGTGCCACAAGCGGCCTGTTGCGGGGTTGACGAGGGCGATGTGGCGGCCCGTCCCCGACCATTCCTCTGCGGCGGTCGGGTCGTCGTAGGCCACCTCTCGCGCCTCGATGCTATACTCGTCTTGAAGGACGCTCACGGCGTCCTTCATCGTCGTCGTGTCCGCCGGAGCAACGCCGTAGAGCGTCCGGAGGTAGTCGCTGAACGCGACTCCGCCGGAGGCTCCGCCTACCCCAGCGAACTGGATGTCTTTCCACGGTGTCGTCATGGTTCGGCCCACCGGGAGTGGGTGTCGTTCACTCCGCGGCGGTAATTTGCCATAATCCCGTTTCCGCCTTAAAGTTTCTGGTCAGTAGAAGGTTCAGCCGACCTGCACGGCCGGGCAGTCGAGATGCGGACCTGCTCCGGTGCCGGAAAGAACCGCCGGGAAAACCCCCGCTCACGCCACTCGCCTATCTTCCCCCTTGGGGAAGATAGGCGGACATCGGGCCACTCTGGGTGGGCTAATCCTGTCCCACTCCCGCGGCGTTATCAGAAAAGATAATCAGCTCATCCGCCGCAAACGGCCCGCAAAGCCTCTATAGACACCGCTTGGGATTAATTTGCTCAAAACAAATCTTTATTACCCTCCGTATGCAAGTGTAGAGTGTAGAAGGTGAACTTGAGATGAGCGATACCAAACCCGACGACGCGCTGGAACAGAGCAAGGCCCTGAAGCGGCTCCTGACGAACCTCGCGCAGAACTACTACGACGGCGACGACGGCCCCATCGAAGTCCGCTGGACGGATGAGACGGCCCACGCCAATACGGATCCGGACGGGACCCGCGCGGTCTACCTCGACGTGAACGCGCCGTGGAAGTACCACGACGCGACCGGCGCGCACGCGCTCCGGCTCCTCGTGGACACGCTTTCCCACGAGGTTCAGCACCACAACGACTCCAAAATCGAGGGCAAGCGGGAGTTCATGGAGCAACACGACGACGGCTACGCGAAGCTCGCCGGAATGGCGATGAACATTCTGGAGGACAACTACATCGACTACAACCGGCACCGGAAGTACCGCGGACTCAAGAAGGTCCACAACTGGGCGATTCAGAGCCTCATGGAGGACGATGAGATGCGCCCGCCGATGAGTGAGATCCCGCCGCGGAAGCAGGCCGTCGAGGGATTCACTCAACTCGCGTTCGCGGGCAGAGTCAAGGGCATCAACGACGCCGACCCGGAAGTCCGCGAGGCGCTGATGGACATTGCCCCGCTGGCGGAGCAAGTCAAGCAGACCCAGGACCCGGACCGCCGCGAGGAGATGGCCCACGAAGTCGTGGACCGTCTCCGTGAGGTCATCCCGGAGACGCCGGACCTGCCGGACTTCCTCCGTGACCTCATCGAGGAGATTATGGAGGATCTGGAGCGCGGGCACTTCGACCCGGACGAGGCCCCGGACGATTCGGACTTCGACCCGGAGGAAGCCGAGGACACGGACGCCGCGGCTGGCGGCTCCAGCGCGGACGGCGAGGACGGCGGGAGCGAGACGCGGGACAGCCGGATGGTGGCCGAGCTACTCGGGGAGCGGGACGCCGCAGAAATCCGCATCGTAGAGTAGCGGCGCTTCACGGTTCAAAACGTTCTATTTCTGGAGAATTTGCCCCAAGCAAACCTTTATTACCCTCCGTATGCAAGTGTAGAGTGTAGAAGGTGAACTTGAGATGAAAGCTATAGACACCGAGACGGGCGAAGTGGTCGCGGAGGATCTGACCTCCGCGGAAATCGAGAAGCTCACCGCGGCCGGCGCGGACGTGGAGAAGCGCGATTCGGCTCCCGAGGGCGGGCGCGGGTCCGGCGCGGACGACGAGACGCCGGACGCCATCGTGGAGGACGATGACGCGGATCCGGTCCCGGAGCTTTCCAAGGTGGACGAACACGGTGAGGACGAACACGTCCCGGACGACTACGACCGGGCCGATGAGGACTACGGCCGGACCGGGCTGGAGTACGAACTGGATGAGGACCAGGAAGTGGACGTGACGGAGCTTGACGGCTTCGAGGAACAGTTCGAGCAGGTCCAGCGGGAGAAGGACCAGGCCGACACGGACCTGGAGCAGGACCGCCGCACCCGGCAGAAGCGCCTCGACTCCGGGCGCGTCAACCCGGACGACGACGGCTACGAGGAAGTCGGCCACCAGACCGTCCGCGACCGCCTTAACGAGACGGGGCAAGCGGAGGAAGTCGTGGAGGCGTTCAGCCGCTTCAAGACGGACGACCGCTGGGTCCCGGACGAGGACGGCGAGCGCCTCAACGAGGACGCTGTGGTGGACCTTGTGGCCGGCGACACGTCCGCTCAGGACCGCCTCTACGAGCGGAAGCAGAAGGCGGAGCCGGGCGACCGCGCCGTCACCGTCAGCATGGACATGAGCGGCTCCATGAAGGGCGTCGTGAAGGAAGCCAAGAGCGCCCTCGGCGCGCTTGCCATCGCGTGCCGGGAAATCGGAGACGACTTCACCGCCAACGCCTGGACCAGCACGGAAAAGAAGGGTAAGGAGAACCAGCGCATCATCCCGGTGACGCTCCCGGACGAGGACTTTGAGTGGGAGCATCTGGACGCCGTGTGGCCGAACTACCAGGATCCCATCACGCCTGGGATGCGGCACGCGAAGGGCCTGTGCGACGAGGTTTCCGCCTCCGAGCGCCTGATGGTCGTTATCACGGACGGACAGCCGCAGATGATGGCTGACGGGACTTACAACGCGGTCGGCGCGACAACCGAGGCGCAAGAGGAAGTCCGGAAGTACCGCCAGGACGGCTACGTCGTCATCGGGATGGGGATACAGCCCGGCGCAGACGAGGATCTGATGCGGAAGATGTTCGGCGAGGGCGGCTACGTTATGACCGACGAGAACGACATCGCCCAGAGCCTCATCCAGATCTACGAGGCCCAGATGAACGTCGGCGGGGGCGGCCGATGATATTCACGCTCACGGTCGCGCTCCTATCCGCGCGGTCGGATGGCTTCCAGCCCGAGCTACTCTACTTTGGGGCGTTCCTGCTGGACGCGCAGGCGCTCGGCGCGGCGTACAAGCTCGCCGGGGGTGCGTGCTGATGTACCCCGAGACGCCCGTCGGTATCATCGAGGCCAAGGCGGACGGGATCCCGGACGACGTGGTAGAGCGCGCTGTCGCGCTCGCGGAGGCGGACGAGTCGTGGCACTACGGAAAGGCCCCGAAGGGGGTCGCCGCGGCGGCCGTGTACGCCGCGTATCTGGAGACGCGCCCACGCGCCGCGCCCGGCGCTGGCCGGCCCACCCAGTCGATGGTGGCGGAGCGGTTCGACACGAACAGCGTGACGCTCCGCGAGCGGTTCCACGAGCTTCCGGAGGTGGAGAGATGACGGAGCCGCGCGGGACCCTCGCGCTCACCGAGCGCGGGCTACACCTCCCCAACTCCGTTGCCGGCGTCGGAGACGGGTTCGTGATCCGGACGCCCGCCAGTACCCTGGACGTTCCAAGCGCCTCCCCCGGACGGAACGTATGGCCGACGGTCACGCCCGCGGACTTCGACGTGGCACCCGAGGACGCCCAGAACCCGGATCTGTGCCCCGACCGCGTCCGGCTCAAGCGGTACGGCGAACCGGCGGTGGAGTGGACCGTAGAGGCGCTGGAGGTGGACGACTGATGGCGTTCTACACCGACGTACAGAACGCGAACCACTCCGACATGTGCCTTGGACTGGAGGAAGGGGAAGAAACCCTGTGCGGGCACCGCGACGCTGTGTATGAAGTGACGGATGAGTATGGGGCGTCCATCTGGCAACTCGTCCACAACGGGCGGATCCATACTTCGTGCGACTGTAAGGAAAGGCTGGCGGACCACTTCGGCTTCCCCGAAGTAGAAGCGATGGAACGGCACGCGGGGAGGCGTGTCCGCGCCGCGGCCCCCGGAGGTGGCGACTGATGGCCCTGTTCATCAACCACTACACCGAGCCGTTCCACATCTACATCGAGCCGCTCAACACCGGCTTGGTGGAGTCGCACCCCGATTTTCCGAACACCGCGTCATATACCGTGAGCGGGTCGAGAACGTCTCCCTCGGCTATCTGCGGGATCTCGGTACAGGAAGCAAACTCGCAAGGAGGGGGAGGGCATAAGGACTTTCCGAGGGACCTACTCCACGTCACTGAGATGGCGGCATTCTCCGACCTTCAGGAGCTTGTGAACGACCCGGATCTCTGTCCCTCCTGTAAGATGGGCCTCGCTGACAGGTGGCCCCCGGCGGCTGAGTACGTCGAGGAAAGCGAAGACAGCGAGGACGGCGGAGACGGCGAGGACAGTGAAGACGGAGAAGCCGTGTTTGGGGGGCTATTCGGATGAACTACGTCACCTGTTTTGGCGACGAACGGTACCACGTTTGGGACTCGATGCGGTCCGGGACCACAAAGGAATGGCCGTGTGGAGCCTCCACCGGCTCCCAAAACCCTGCGGCGTGCGGCCACGAGCGGGACGGCTTCGTTGCCCATGTCGAGGACTCCTGGGACTCCCTGGTTGACTTCATCGAAGATCCGGACACCTGCCCGGACTGCGCCCGCGCCGTGGCGGCCCGGCATAACCTCCCGGACTCCGACGTTAACTTCCCGGACTTCGACGCACCGGAACAGACTCACTTGACCGCCACCGGGGACCCGGAGACAGAGTGGGCGTCTTCCCCGCCGGATCCGCCGTCACTACTGGACAGCCCCGGGAGTGCAATCCCGGATAGCGTCGAGAGTATAATCCCGCAGAGCGCCTCATCCGGTTACGTGACACCAGCGAGCGGGAGCCGGCCCGACTTTGAGACACTCGACTTAGAGACGCTTGGCGTACGGGACATAGATCCGGAGATAACGGTCACGGAACTGGAGGCGGCTATCAAGGCGGCGGAGGACTCCGGGGAGCCGGAGGACTCATAGGCGGCCGCCGCTTACAGACTCCCGAGAGGTGAACCCCGCGTTCACCGGGTCGCCCTGTTTCACCTCCAGGGCGGCCCGGGCGGAGGGCGTTCATCTCAAGTTCACCAACCGGACGCCTTTCTGAAGCGCGCGCGGGCTTCACCTCCCGCGCGCCGTCTTGCCTTCGACGCAGAGCGCCTGCGGCGGCTGTCCCTGAACGCGGTTTTCGCGGTGCGGCGGCGTTCACCCGTTGTCCTGCGCATTCCATTGCGCCGCTTCAGACTACGGTCCGTAGGCGTGAGGCTTTGCACTCTCCGGCAAGTGGAGAATTAGCTTGAAGCAAACCTTTATTACATACCGGGTGCAAGAGTTGAGTGTAGAAGGTGAACTTGAG